ATGGCCAGCCCGATTGCCCGCAAGATCATGATCATCCAGCATGCGGAGAAACCGGCCGGCGACGGCGCGCCATACGGCGTGAACGCAAAGGGCGAGCAGGACGTCGAGGCGCTCACCGTGTTCGGTTGGCAACGCGCGGGCGCGCTCGCGGTGTTGTTCGCGCCGAGCCGTGGCCCGCTGCAGCACGCCGATCTCGCGACGCCCGGCTGGCTGTTCGCCGCGGCGGTTGCGAAGCATGCGAAGAGCAAGCGTCCGATCGACACGATCACGCCGCTCGCGCACAAGCTCGGGCTCGCGATCAGTGATGCCTACACGAAGGGGCAGGAAAAGGACTTGGCTCAGGCGGCCGTCGCGAGCAACGGGTGCGTGCTGATCGCGTGGCAGCACGAGGACATTCCGGCGATCGCCGGCGCGCTTCCGCTCGGCAAGCAGACGGTGCCGCAGAAATGGCCCGACGATCGCTTCGACGTCGTCTGGGTGTTCGATCTCGATGACGCGAGCGGCACGTATCGGTTCCGCCAGGTGCCGCAGATGTTGTTGAAGGGGGATCGGAGCAGCGTGATCGATTGACCGGCGAGGGCGCACGGCGTGTCGTTTCATGCTCGATCGACGCCGTCCGCCGATCGAATCACGCGCCGCCGGAGAAGACGGGGGGAGTCGCCGCTTCGGGAGAACGATCGAGTCTCGTCACTGAACCACTGGAAACGACGGAGGCACGATGTCCGCCGTAAAACGGCCAGCATTGCGCCCGGTTTGCGAACTCGCGGTGATGACACATGCACCGGCTCGGCGACGACAAGCGCTTGGTCGGGATCTCGCCGGCCGTGGCTGCGGCGCTCGCGTCACGCATTGCCGGCGATAAGGCTGCCGGGCGCTACGTGGCGCGAGTTGCTCTCGTCATTCGCCCGTGAGCTACAGCCGGCGCTTCACATCGGCGCGTCGGCGCGTTCTTGACGCAGGTTCCTCGCCTCGAGTCGATCGACGCGGACTAGAAGTTCGCTCATCTGGCGTTCTAGCGTGCGGTCCTCGCCAAGGCGCACCCGAATCGTATTGAGCCGGAGTCGCCAATATGCGGGATCGCATACCACCGTGTTACTGGCGAATTCCTTTCTCGTTTTCTCGAGGAGTCCGATCGCTGCCTCGATATGCGCCAATTCATGCGCTGCATAACCATGCCAACTCATTCTCGTGTCCCTCCTTCGTGCTCGCCTCGATTCAATGTTGGCGCGTTGCATTGCGAGAGAAATTGATTTGACTCAGAGACTGGCGACGGGAGAGGCGCGAACGGGTCTGCCGTTGGGCACGGGCGCAAAAAATTCCGCGTGGTCGCGGGCTTCATCGCGCCCGACGCGGCGCCTTGATTGGGCGCCGGCCGGACCTTTTCCATAAAGGGGCCGCAGTGGAACCCTCTTTATATCTTTGTATAGTGGTCGGAGCGATAGGATTCGAACCTACGACCCTCTGATCCCAAATCAGCAACGAGCACATTTATGTAAGCCTTACCAGAAAAGGCTTTCGGGCCGATTGTGTCTAATGTTCTGCTCAAAAAACATGCACGAAGAGACGGGGCTCTGCGGGCGACGGTAGGGCAATTATTAGACACCCTCAAGCCGATTCTGGCAGTCTCAGGCGCATGTCCGCCACTGGTACATTTCGCTTTTTGATGTACGTCTCCGTCATCTTCTCGTCAGTGTGCGCTGCGGCAATTTGGAGTGCCTTCACGTCATATCCAGCCCGCTCGCCATCTGTTAGGGCCTTGGCTCGTATGTCCTTCACGGTGTATCCAAAATGCAACAGGTTGGCGCGCTTTGCGGCCGCTTTCCATGCCTTCAGGATCGTGTTCGCAGCGTACGTCTTCCCTTTGCGTGTGTGGACAACGGGCATATCGCCGATGGTCGGACGGCCGTCGATCTGCCGAATTCGCAACAACACTTCGTTGATCTCGGGCGTGATCTTGAAATCGACCCGCACGCCGCTCGAATCCACCGTTTTGCTCGGGATGAAGTGAATTACGCCGGCCTCGCGATCCACGTCCGACCATTTCAAGTTACGGATCTCGGTCGAGCGTTGTGCCGTCAGATAGCATAGATCGACGATGCACTGCATCATTGGCCCAGTCGGAACGTCTGCTACGACATCTCTTTCCCTGTCTGTCCCCTCGTGGAGCTTGTAGGTAGTCTCAAGCATCGCGCTGCGGATCGCGGCAAAATGCGTGTCCGTGATGTAGGTCTGCCTCGATTTCGGTTTCTTCAGCTTCACTTCCTTGCACGGGTTCGTGTCGCGCTTCCCCTTGTCGACGCACCACTGGAAGAAACCGGACAGGAACGCGCGCATGACGCGTTGCATATGCAGCTTGCCGGCGTATTTCACCTTCAGCCAGTTATTGATGTGCGTCGGCTTCACGTCCGCGACGTTGACCTTGCGGAATCCATTGCCGGCGTAGTCTCCATACTTCGGCCAAGCCTTTTCCTTGTGCAGTTGCCTGTTCTCGCGCACGTACTGGTCGATCAGTGGGCGCATATCCCCTGCGCCGTCCGGACGTTCGCGTTTCTTCCGCTCTTCCGCCAGTCGCTCGACTAGCTTTGTTTCGTCGTCGGTCAATCGGCACAGACGAATCCATCTTCCCGATACTGGCTCGCTCCAATACCAGGCGCCGTGCTTGGCGTAGACGCGCGGATACTTTGCTTTCTTACGATTGGTAGCCATCAGTCAAAGCAGAGTTCAACAGTCGATGTTTCGGGATTCCCGACGAGGCCGGCCTTTTTCGCTTGGAGTGACTCGAATGTCGACCAAGTCATGATGACGGCGCCGTTCGCGGCTGTGACTACGTTGATTCCGAACGTTGCTTTGAACCAGTCGGCTTGTTTGGTGTATCGCTTCTTGCCGGTGACGACTGTGAGATCGGCCGGTGTCATCAGGCGTTCGTTCATACTACGATCCTTAAATCCGCTGCGAGGCTTACGTGAAATCCAATGACTGGAAACTGCCGCTCGTCGTGCTCGCGTTTGTCGTGGGAGCCGCATTGTTCTTTCGCTATCAGCCGAAAGACATGAATCTAGTTGCCTCGTGGGTGCAAGCGTTCGGTTCGATAGTCGCTATCATCGCGGCATTCACGATTGCCGATCGGCAGCAGAAAAATGTTGAAAAGCAACGTTTCGATGAATTGCAGACGCGGCGCGACATTGCGCGCCAGACGGCGTCGATTCTCGTTGAGAAGCTCCATGACACGGCCGTTGATCTCGTTCGGATTGCGACTAGGTTCGATCGCACGTTGTACGCCGAGCCTTTCGCAGAACGCCTCCGTGACCAGCGTGATGGCCTTGCGCAAGTGTCCCTGATCGACCTGAAAACGTCGCACGCGGTTGCGGTTGTAGCCGCTCGCGATCTGGCGAGCCTTATGATTGCTCATCTGACGACGGCTCCAGAATTTCCCCCGGGCGACGAGGCGCGAAAGTTTCTCTCGAACTCCTTTTCGAATACCGCCGCACTTATCGATACAAGGCTTGCTGAGCTCCGGAGTTAGTGCCGCTTTAGGGAACTGCGAATTTCCGCTCATCGCGTCACCTCGGGGAATTCGTCGTGCCTGCGGCCGTCAAGCATGCGGCCGGTGGCTTTCTTGCCGACGCGGAAAAGACACTTCCCGTAGTCACCGTTCGACTGGTAGTCGCCACATCCAACAGTCCCGTCTGGCCACGAAGTGGTGCGACTGCAAGGGACTGGAAGGAGCTTCTGTTCGTCAGTTGTTCGCGGTGCCCACTCGCCCCATTGCTTGAATAGGAACGGCACGCCGGCGGCTGCGCACTGGTCGCGCAGCGAGCGAGCCCAGTCGGGATGCATCGGGCGGGCGCCGTGGCCGCTTTCGCCGCCGGCGATCACCCAATGTAGGCCGCCGTCGGCTGGCCGGCGTAGTTCGAGCTGGCGCTTGCCGCCGTGCGTACGAAAATTGCCGGTGGGCTCGCTGTAGATGTGGAAGCGAAGGTCAACCGGCCCGAGCAAAGGCTCCATCGACAGGAAGCGCACGCGAGCGGGCACTGCGAGCAGCTTCGGAATGTCGCGGTCGGCCTCGGCCTGATTCACGATCGTCGCGCCGAGCCAGACATGCGGCCACGGCCACTCACGCTCATCGCGCATGATGCTGCCGAGGACGCTGGAAATCATATCCCGCGCGTTTCCGATTCGCTTCGTCAGTAGCAGCCAGTCGAGATTTGGCGTGTTGCTGATCAAATCGAAGAGATCGACTCGCCACATCGGATAGACCGCGTTGTCGAACACGTCCGCAAGCGACGAGCAAAAGACGCGCTGGCGCCGGCCGCGGGCGGCGAAGAACTGTTCGTGCGCTGCGTTCCACGCGAGCGGCTTGCGCCAGTTTGCGGCTGACGTGCGACGCCGCGGTGCGCCCGGTCCCCAGTTCACGGCCGAGCCGCCAGCGAAGCGTGCATTGCGCGCCTCGGCGTAACAGTGGTCGCATCCCGGACCGACCTTCTGGCAACCTTCCCACGGGTTGAACGTGTGGTCGCACCATTCGATTTTGCTGTTCTCGCTCACGATTTGCTCTCTTGGGTGCGGGCGGCGTCGGCGACCTGATCGGCACTCGCTTTGTACTCTGTGAAGGTCAACGGTCTTAGCCCCTTCCTTTCCGCCGCGGGCATGTAAATGGTCTCGTACTCGTATTTGATGTGCGTGCGATACCGCTCGGCATCTCGCTTGACATCGTCCGCCAGGTCTACGCTTGTCCGCGTCGGGGGATGCACAGGACACGGCCGCCGCAGCGAGCCGTCGCCGCTCGGGCAGGTGCATTCCTTCGACTCCTCGCTTGGCTGCTGTGTGGAGTCGAGAAGGGCGCGCAGTTCAGTTGCCTCCGTCTTCAGCCCGTGGAATTCCAGCGTGTCGGCAGCTCTGCTGATCGTCTGCTGTTCACCGACCGTCAGGGTCGACGACTTTGCGTCGGCGTAGAGCAGGTGCTTGCCTTTGCCCAGCGTCTGCCGTCCGCGCTCGTTGAGGGACATGAACGAGATGCCCGTGGCCGAATCCCCCGGCTTCGAGATCGTTACGGACCCTACCGCTTCTCCCGCATCGGCGGGGGTGCAACGCATCTTATGAGCGAGCATGCGCAGCTCGTAGGCGACAGCGCGCACGCCTGCTGCAGCGCTGTCCTGTCCGAGCCTGTCCAACGCATCAGCAGCCATCTCCAGCGACTCGTCGTTGCCGCACAGGACTTCGGCCCGCAGCTCGCGAAGCACGCCTTCTGGATCGCCCACATTTGCAGTCCCGAGAACCCTGCCGTCGCGCAGTCCGGCCGCATAGCCGTTGTTGCTTGCCGCGATCAGCTCAGGGTCGTCGCGCTCTCGCGCCTCAGCGCGCGGTGCGGGCTGCGAAGATGCGGATGCGGCAAGTGTCGGAACGATCGCGCGGTTGATCAGGTCGTCGATCGTGCGCGAGTCGCAATAATCGAACGCGCGAAGGATGCGCCCATCCGGTGTGCGGATGCCTTCGTCGGAATCCAGCTTGCCGAAGTGCTCGGAAATCGCTTCGCCGAGCGCTTGCCGTTGGTCGTCAGTCAGCGCATCAGTGCGGCTCTGTTGTTGGTCGTTCATGGTCGAACCTCGATTCAAGACGGTTTGCGGATCTCGGCCGCACACAGCGTGGTCATCACGTCGTGCAGCGCGGCTTCGAGCCAGTCCTTGACCCATTCGTCACCGGCGACGCCCCGAAGCAATTGGTAGGCGGACAGCAGCGACGCGGACAGGTAGGTAACCTTCTCTGAATCGGTCATCGTGGCGATGCCGTTGCGAGTGTAGCCGTCCAACACGAGCTTCATCATCCGCATGTCTTCGGCTTTCTCGGCGTCGCTGTATGGCGAATCAGCGTGGATTTTCGCGGCGGTCATTATTCCCGGCCCTCCACGTTTGCCTCGGTGATGACGTGCTCGTTCACGTTGGCGGCGCTGTAGAACGTCGGTTTTGCGTGCTTCTCGATCCAGCCCGAAAGAAGCGTTTCGAGTTCAGCCTTTGCTTCCGGCGCGATGTCTGGATATCCATCAGCAGCTTCGCCAACTTCGTCATAGGCGCGCTCACCGATCATATCGATCACGTCGTCGGCGTCGCACAGGCGCTCGGTCGGGATCGGTGCGACGTCGCCGTAGAACACAACATCGCCGACAGCGAGCTCGTCGTGCATATCGAGCAGTTCGTCCAGCGCATCGCACGAGAAGAACTCGTTGTCTTTGCTCCAGACCGTGCGTGTCACATCGGCACTGGTGTCGCCTTTCGTTTTGTCCGTCACGTTCAAAGATCCTCCAACAGCTTGTCGATCGGCTTGCGCGATTGCAGGACGACGAGAGCCATTTGTCTCTTGCCTTCGTCGAACCCCGCCCGATAGGCAGCTTGTTCTGCGGGTGTGCGCCCGGTCGGCTCCGTTGTATGCCGTGTGCGATCGCGGCGCACCTTGGGGGGAATTGCACGTGCAAACAGCGCGTGCGGGCCGTCTTCGGTGTCGTAGGTCTCAAGCAGGACCCAACCATCACCATCGGGCGGCGTCGGTGTCCATGCGCTGCAATCGGCGTCGGCGAGTTGGTGGTACTGCTCGTAGCTCTCGGCATCGACGTCGGATTCCATGCTGACGAATGCCGATTCGATGCCGAACGCTTCGAGGAACCTGTCGATGCGCACATCCTCGTCGCAGAGGGGACGTGCGGGATGCGTCAGCCAGCCTTGGTCGTCGCGCTGGATCTCGCGCGGTGCGAGCAGCTTTTCGCGCAGACCTTCGAGCGAAACGAAGCCGTCGAAGAGCGATTCGCGTGTCGCGGTTGCGAGATCGAGCCGAAGAGCCTTTGCCTGCTTCAGTGCCTCGTTGCGCTGCGGCGACTCGGGCAGTAAGTCGATTGCGCCGACCAGCTCGAATGCGTACTGCGTCAGGTTCACGATGCCGTTCGCGCGCGGTTTCGTCTCATTCGTCATGTCGTACCTCCGTTCAATAGTCGCGGCCGGGGTAGTAGGTATTGATGCTGTTCTCGTCTCCGTCGATGATCAGCTTCGTGCCGGTAGCGTAGAGCTGGAACAGGCGGCGCTTGAAGCCGTGCATGGGGCCGACAAACAGCGTTTTGCTCGGATCTTTTTGGTCGATCTGCACGCTGTATACGCGGCCGTCGTGGACGTCGATCTGATACGGGCAACTGTAGGATTCGGTGCCGTGCTCCTTGTCCAAGTAGATGTGGTAGAACTTCGAACTGGTGATGCTCGCTTCGCGAACAATCAGCGTGATTCGATTCGACTCATCGCACGAGCACGGGCGATACTGGCGATCGGAGTGCTCGTCCTTGATGAATTCCTCGACGAGTTGCGAAAGCTTGATCTCTGCCGGTGCGGGTGCGAGCAGCTCCTTCATCTGCTGCTCGATCTGCGTTTCGATCGTCGCGTTCAACTGCGCGTCGACCTGCTGTCGGATGATCTTGAGAATGAGATCGTTGTATCCGGGCAGACCAAGGTTATGAAAATCGACTTGCAGCGCGGCTTTGACGCGCTCTTTCAATTGCTCGCCGAAGGTCGAGTACGAGCGAAGTTCCTCGTCGATGATCGACGTGATCGTCTTCGTCAACTTTTCTTCGATCGCCTTCTCGATCGCGCCGGCCGCGACGATGTTCGAGAAGGCGGTGGAGACAGCTTGTTGCAGTTCTTTCATGGCTTGGCCCTCATGCACGTCATTGGAATTCGAAAAAATGCTGGCCCGGACAGGCGCCAGCAAAGCGGGGATTCAAGGGCGGACACTCAGCGCTCGCATAAGGCAGCGTTGCATGGAGTGAACGGAGTGACGGAGCCCAACCGCCACCGCCGAGCGTCCGCTCTTGAATCTCCGCAGGGGAAAAAGAGGGTGCCGAACTGGCCACCCTTAAAGGCCGCCCATATCCGAGGGGGAGAGCCCGGGCGCAGGCTCAGAGCTTCGTTACCTGATCTGAACGAACGGGACGCTGTTCGCGCCCATGTACTGGGGAAGCTTGCCGTCCCACTTTTCGATCGCCATCTGTTGCAGCATCTGGTTGTTTTCACGCAGTGCTTTCGCTTTCACTTCGAGCGCTTCGGCTTCGCCCTTGGCGATTGCGACCTGCTTCGCTGCATCCGCCTCGGCAGCACGCAGTTCGTTCTCTTTCTGCTGCGCGATCTGTGTCGCGGCGATCTTCCCGTTGATCGAGTTCATAACCTGCTCGGGGAGACGCATCTGATTCACGAAGTAGACCTTCTCGACGCTGATTCCGACCGTCGCGGCGTTTGCCTTTACCTCGTCCTCGACGCGCTGCTGAAGCGCCGCTTTGCCCTTGCCGTAGACGTCCTCGACGGCCATCGACGCGCCGGCGAGATTCAGTGCGTCGCGCACCATCGCGCGCAGATAGACACCCGTGATTTCGTCGACGCCGCGACGGTACTTCTGGAACACCTTCGGTGCGTTGTCGTGCGGGATCGCGTAGCTGATTCCAATGTCGGTGTTGACTGACAGTCCCTCCACCGTTTGGAACGTGAACGACTCGTCGGACTTGTCCGTTCTGTCCCACACGTAGGACTGCGTGAACGTCGGGAAGATGAACATGTCGACGTTCGGTCCGTTGAAGTAGCGGCCGGGCCCCTTCACTTCGACGTTGACGCCCCGGTCGTCGCCATAGCGCTGCACCTTCACGCCGACATAGCCGGCCGGGACGTTGTCGCAGCCGGTCGCGAGGAACATCACGGGCGCGAGGATCAAAATCAGAAACAGGCGTTTCACTTGTTCTCCTTGATATGAGGGGGAAGAAATTTCACGAAGGCGGCGGCATACGCCAGCCACACGAACGGCACGGCGAGCAGGGCGACGCTGCTGTCCTGATTCACCAGCCACGGGGTCACGATCGACAGCAGCACCAGAAACAGCACGGCCGCGACGATGAACTTCGAAGCGGTTTTTATTGGTATCTCCGGTAAAAAATGGCGGGGCGCACGTACGGGCCGCCCCGCCGAAAGGCCGCGCTTATCCGAGAGGAAATCCCGCGCGCGGCGAGCGGGGTTTAGGAATGCGAAATTAATTGCATGGAATCTTGCGTCGAAATTTGTCAGCTATCAGGTTGAAAGACGCGACGCCGTTTGTTCGAGCGCGTCCTCACGCTCGTCTGCTTGCGCGCACAGCAAGAGGAATAGGGCGACTGCTACCGCGGCCCCCACCCAAACCTTGAGCATGTTCATGTCAGTTCTTGCGCGCGTCCTTGTAGCCGAGCTGGTAGCCGATCGTGCCGGCGCGGGGAGCGCGGCCGAGTGCTCGATCGTTCCAACCGCGGATGTACTCGCTGATCATTTGTCGTTCCATCGTGTCTCCGGTCTTGGAAGGTTTCAGGTGTCGCTTCGAACTTCGAGGACGCCCACTGCGATCAGGTGTTGCGCGATTTCGCGCATCAGATGCTCGACAAGAGCGCCGCGAGGCATGCGGCGCAGCTCGAGCAGGTTCTTTGCGGGTTGGCTCACGATCTACCTCCTAGACCTTGAGTCCGACCGTACGCAGGAACAAGCGTCGGTCGTAGTCGAGCTTCATGCGAGCTGCATGTCGCATGGCATGCGCCCGGCCGATGTTCTCGCTGTACCGATGAGATAGGCCGAGCAGCGCCCACGTCTCGCGGCTCGCGTTCGCGCTCACCTCAAGATCAGCAGCTGCGTTTTCCAACCATTCGACCGACACGGTTGGGATCTTCCGTTTCGATTCCACTGGATCTCCTTTCGAAGAGTCACGATCGCGATCCTCGTTTCCCCTCATGATTTAGTAGTCCGAATTCAATGAAACGATGAGGGTGCAACGCTGATCGATCTGCTTCCATGTCAGTTTTCATGGGATGGGGCCACTGCCGCGACTTCCGGCTTCGCTTTCCCCTCCGAACGACAATCCGGCAATCTCGCGAACCGCCACGTGCGTCGCGACCAACTCCGGCGTCCTCTGGCTCCCTCGCCGCGGCCAGACCACGTCCGCATCAGCAGGACCCCATCTCATGAAAGCTGAGTGGTGTCGGGCGCTACCCCGTTTCTCGGCTACACCGTTGAGCCGACCGGTTGCTCCCGCTGAGTGGGTCCCGGTGCGCTGGCACTCTTAAAGATCGATCCGCCGGAGCGGTGGCGCAGCGGTCGGTGCTGCGTTGAATTGGATATTGGGACATATAAGACTCAATGTCAAGACTTTTGTGTCCTGACGTGAGACTCTTGAGTCTTGCTCTTTCGACTGGCGGGGCGGCGGAGTCCGATGTCGTGATGCTATTGAGATAAGCGGTAGCGCTGAACTGCCGCTTCGATTTCGGGCGACGGCAAGGAAATATCTCCAATAGTGATCGCCAGGTCTTGGCCTGTTTGCTCCATGGATACTAGGGCGGCCATCAGCGCTTGTTTGCTGGGCGCAACTTTCCCGGCTAGAACATCGAGTTCGGATGCCGTAACGCGCTCGATGTTGCTTGCGTACTCGGACGACGACATGCCGAAGCTTGACGCCTCTTTAAGGGCAGTATCGTGCGTTTGACTGGTCGCATGAATTCGATGGGTAAGTGATCGGTAATCTGAAAGTGTGCCCAGGAGACGAGATGTTGAGGCGAGGTAGGCCGTCGTTTTGGCGTGAATGTTACCGCTTTCCCAGATAGAAGGAGGAAGGCTGTCTGATGCTTTGCCGATCGTCTCGCGTAGCCTAGCGCAGAGAGCCGGTAACGAACCGGCCTCTGCGTCGAGGAGCATCTCGTCTGCCAACAACGCACTGCGCACGCTTATGGATGTAAGTTTTGCGACATTCAGTGATTTCGAAATTTGCCGATCAATTCGCCAGTTGACATAGAGTATCAGGCTAACGATCGCCAGCGCGGCCGCTGCCAACGATGCCATAGTCAGACGTTTTATGTTCATATTGAGCCCCGATTCGTCTGTGATTTTCTTAAATGGAATTGTAAGAATCGAGATTGTATCCGGTGAGCCTTGGCGGACTGCGATGCGAGTCTCGCGACTAAGCTGCCGTCAAGATTTCCTATGCTTTGAATCTCGCCGGGAGCGAGCCATGACGCCTTACGACGTGATCACAATTTTCGAGCGGTTGAATGCAGAGGGAAGGGCAGTAGTGGATCTAGAGGAGACATGCGCCGGGTTTGCGGGCTGGCTGGCCGAGGCGTGGGATCGGCTCGGTGATGACGAGGTCGCGTTGCTGACGTCAGTCGGAGCAACGCTCTTCCGGGAAGGTTTCGAGCAGCGCCAGAAATGAAAAGCATCGGCTGGCTGAGGCTTAAAAGGGCGGTCAGAAACTGGGTGTACTTGACGCCTGTCTGGCAAGCGTCGAGAAAATGTTCGCTAGATCAAGATAATTAAGCTGACCTTTCGCGACGTCGACCATGATTTCCTCGAGTGCCTGCGTACGGGCGACCTCGTATCCTTCGACCAGCAGGTATGTGAGAGCGGACACGAGAGCAGTTCGCTTGTTCGCGTCCGAGAAAGCGTGGCCTCGCGCGATCGCCACGGCGTACATCCCGGCAATCTCGAACACGTCCTCAAGTCCTTCGTAGTGGATTCGATTCTCAATACGACCAAGGGCGCCTTCTAAGGCGCCCCTGTTCGTATGACCGTCTAGGCCAGGTTCACGCGAGAGGATGAAGTCGTGCACCAGCACAACCAAATCCGCGTCCAGAATCATCGCTTCGCGAGTGCTTGGATGACCGAACGGTGCTGCTCGTAAACCGTTCTCGCGGCGTTAAGAATCGCCTTCCGCCCCGCCGGCGACTGAGTTGTCACCTTCACGGTCGGCTGTTGAGTGGACTGGCGGGCCCGGACCTCTACTCCATGGATGGTCCCGGTCTTACCCTTGATGCTCATATGGACTCTCCAAGAGATGCGACAGGATTGTTGCGCTGCCAAATTACCTCGGCGAATTGTACCTGCAAAATTTTGCGCGTGCAGATTGATTATCGGCCTGAAATGCCCGAATTCAAGAGGGGAGCGGCACCTACGTCTAGAAATTGTTGTGACAAATTGACACTGCCGAAATGTGGGTGCGCCTGGTCGTGACGTGCCGCAGGGTACGTCATCCCGGGCTTGCAATTGATTGCAAATCCATGAAGTCCGCAATTGCTTCCGGCTTCCCGCTATCCTGAAAAATGAAATCTCACGGCCAACATAGCTTTTATAAGATGCAATTTATCTTATTTGGGTGGGGCTACTCGGCTGTTTCTTACACCCTGTCAGAATTGTCATTGATAGGCTAGTTTGTCCTTGGCAAAATACTGTATATCCATACAGTAATCGTAGCAAAAACAAAGAAGAGAGCGGGGTAATGAAAGAAGAATCGACGGCGCGCCCGCGCTGCAGGCCGGGGGATCTGGCGAAGGTCAAAGAAGCATGGAATCCAGCCCTAATTGGCAGGATCGTGCTGATTAAGGCCGCGCATTCGGAAACTGAGTGGGCCGTCACGCTGCTTGGGGAGCCGGGTGTGACCCTGACGAAAAACAGAAAAAGAGTTGTTGCCAGCAATTGCGCACTCGCGTACGACTCCGCCCTTGAGCCCATCCGGGCTGTCGGCCCAGATGGGATGGGCCACACTATGGCTGCAGGTGAGGAAGAGCACCGTCGTTGTTAGTTGGATCTGCAAACGCGATTGTCGCGATCAGGGATTTGATCGACCTGAATACATCGGGTGAAAGGCCGACTGCGTCGGCGTTCACGATCACGTCGACGAGGGACAGCGCCTCGGGGCTCAGGCTTCTCCATGATGGGGGCATGGTGGGATGTTGGCTTGCCGGGGTATGCGAAGCGTCGCGCCCAATGAGGTCGACCGCACTTTTCCCAACAGTCTTGGCAATGATGTCGACAGTGGAAAGCTGAACGTCTTTATCGCCGGAGCGAACACGGTTTACGGTGCGCGCAAAGCTATCGGCGCTTTCAACGAGGCCGAGAGTATGTGCACGCTGGGCAAGCTCACGCCCGCTGGCAAATTTCCGTCCGTCCCCAATCAGTTCATCGACGGCAATTCTCAAATTTTCGCGTAGGTCACTCATGTCCCAAAGAATATTGAGTTGTTCGGGACTTATGTGTCTTGTTTGTTGGGACAAATAAGTCTATTATGGCGCCATGAACGAACTAGACCTCATCCGATCATGGCTTTGCGAAAGACGCGGGCAGTGGGCCCGAATTGCATCGGGCATCGGGCTTAGCTCAAAGACCGTTCAGCGCGTTGCACGGGGAGAGGTGTCGTCGGTGAGCCTGCGCACCTATGTCGTGTTGCGCGACGCAATGCTCGCTCAACAGAAGGAGTCAACGTGACAAATGCAAACGACAAGTGCGCTGTGACGATCGAGGCAAGTCCCATTGGAACGGGGCGCGTCTTGATCGATGGCGTTGAAGTCCGGTGCGTCCAGAGCGTCAACGCGCGTATCCGCGCTGGACAGGGCGCCGTGGTGGAGCTGGGATTGGCCGCGAACGGCGGCACTCAGATCCACTACGACGGCGCGAATCTCTACATCGAAGAAACTGTTATGCCCGAGGCACTCGAAATCGCTCTGTGGAAACACCTCGCGAATAAGTACGGCCGCGAAATCGACGTTACAACGATGAGTTCGTCGGCGCGCGAGTACTGCCTCGTTGGCGACTAGATTCGCGTGATCTCGACGCCGCTTCTCACGAGTCGAAAGACATTTTCCGAGACGCGGTTCAGGGGCTCACCGTTCGAAAGGCGAAATTCCTTCATCCCGAGAATGCTGCTGCGCCCTGAAAGCGTGCTGGTGTCGATCTCATCCTGACGAACGACAACGGTGTATTTCGTGCCGTCTTTGTCGACTGCTTCGAATTGGTCAGTAATCAAGCTCATTGGGTCTCCGTTTGTAGCTACTTCGTGGTGTGGAAATCCGAATTCTGCCACGGGCGTGAGACCCACCCATTTGAACCAAAGCGTGTGTCGCCAGTGAGAAGCGGTGTAGACGCTAGATAGCAACACCCAAGCCATTCACGAATCTTCGTTCAACGTGATGAAGATGAGTTTAGTAGTCCGAATGGTATGAAAACACGTTTGTTTGGAGGATCGATTGAACATTCTCGATACGGCGCACGCCGTCGCTCACAACTATCCGGGTGGATGCGAATCGCTTGCACCGCGCCTCGGCGTATCGGCAGCCGTGCTTCGGAGCAAGGTGAATCCGAACACGGATACGCACAAGCTGACGCTTCATGAAGCGGTACGCATCGGCGAGGTGACGGACAACGACGCGATTCTCGAAGCGTGGGCGAGCGAGCGCGGCTATGCACTGGTGAAGTTGCCGAGCGCCGTTGAGTGTTGCGACGCGGCCATCGTCGAACTGATGGGCAAGGCGTGGTCGACGCACGGCCTGGTTGGCCGAGAGATCGTCAAGACGCTCGAAGACGGGCGCGTCGAGCACTCCGAGGTTGTGCGGGTCGAAGCGCGCATCTTCCAGCACGCACAGGTGCTGTTCAATCTCGCGGCGCGGCTGCGCGGCATGGCCGAGTAGTGGGGAGCGCTTGAGTGTCGCCTACTACAACGAGCACGATCAAGTCGCCGCGGAGTGGCTGCGCAACCTCGTTGCGGCAGGCCGCATCGCGCCCGGTGACGTCGACGAACGCGACATCCGCGACGTGCATCCCGACGACCTTCGTCCATACGCCCAGTGCCATTTCTTCGCAGGCGTCGGCGTCTGGTCCTACGCGCTTCGTCGCGCCGGATGGCCCGACGATCGACCTGTTTGGACGGGTTCCTGTCCGTGCCAACCTTTCTCCGCGGCAGGCAAAGGACTTGGGTTTGATGACGAGCGGCATCTCTGGCCTGCGTGGTACTGGCTCATCGGTGAGCGCCGTCCTGCAATCGTCTTTGGAGAGCAGGTTGCGGGGTCGGCTGTCGACCCTTGGATCGACCTTGTTCAAGCTGACGTGGAAGCGTTGGACTACGCCTATGGGTGTGTCCCGTTTCCGTCTGCGGGCGTCGGCTCCCCGAACATCCGAGACCGCGCGTACTGGATGGCCTACTCCGCGCAGCGCGGACGGGGAAAAGAACGTGCGCACATTGGAGGGGTCGCTGCGCGAGATCGCGCGACGCTTCCCGGAACACATCGAGCGGATTGCCGAATGGGAGCGTCTTGTTACTGCCGTGTGCCGCCCGCGCTCGCCGGCCACGTTCATGCATCTCAGCGGCCGCGGCGGCCATACGGGCGCCGCGTCGCATATCTGGCAGGTCATCGAGTGGGCGAAGACCACTCGAGGCGGCCGGCAATACGACCTTCTCGCGGACGCAGAACCGGCGACGGCGTGCTCGTCCGCATACGGGCTTTGCGAATAGCTCCATTCACAAACTATCTCAATAGGAGCCACTGATGGCCAAAAATTCAATCGACGTCTATGGGGCATCGGGCAAGGGCAACGTCCTTTCGATGGACCCCGACAAGCTGACGCTCGTCACGGACCCGAAGCACCCGCTGTACGACCGACGTGTACATCAGGCGCCGAACCCGAAGACGGTTCGGAACTACCGTGCGCAGGGCGTGCTTGAGCCGGTGCTCTTTTTCAAGGACCCGGAAACCGGCGAGAACCTCGTGATCGACGGCCGTCGCCGCGTGATAAATGCTCGTGAACTGAACCGCCTGCTGCTCGAGGCAGGCGAGGAGCCGATCACGATTCCGGCTATCCCGAAGCGCGTCATGCGCGACAGCGACAAGTCGTTTGTCGGAATGATGGTCAGCACGAACGAGATCCGCGAAGAGGACTCGCCGATCAACCGAGCCGAGAAGATGGCCCGCATGCTCGACGTCGGCCACACCGAGGATGCTATCGCCGTCGCGTTCGGTGTCGAGGTGCCGACCGTGCGCTCCGCATTGAAGCTGCTCGACTGCTGCATGGCAGTGCGTGACGCCGTTGAGGCGGAACAGATCACCGTGTCGCACGCGCTGAAGCTCGCGAAGCTGTCGCCGGACGAGCAACGCGCGAAAGTTCAGGCGCTGATCGACGCTGCGGACGGCAAGGAAGGGCACGCGCGCTCGCGTGCGCAGAAGGCCGTGCTAAGCGGTCCGGCGGCACGCGTGCGCCCGCGTAAGCAGATCGAGGCGGCACTCGCGGAGGCGACGGGCGAGCGCTTGGCGGCGCTGCGATGGGTGCTCGGCATCGACGACGCGGAAAGCGCACAGGAGGCCGTTGAATGAGCTTCGAATACCTCAACCGCGCCATGCGGAAGAAGCTGCCGCCCACGCCGAAAGTGATTCTGATCTGTTTGGCCAGCCTTGCTGACGACAAGGGATATTGCCACCCGACGGTGGACACCATTGCCGAATTTGCAGGCGTGACACGCGTCACTGTCTCGGCGACCCTTCGTGCGCTCGAAGAGGCCGGGGTGTTGGACGTGCGTCGGTGGCCGGGCTCCTCGAGCACCTATCGCTTGAATCTCGGGAGGCCGTCGTGAAGTCGACCAACGTTCAAGAAACCGCGCCGACGCGCGCCGACGAAGTGACGACCGAGGCAGCAACAGCTCGCGTGGCAACCGAGCGCACGTGTTTGTCGTGCGGCGCGAAGACTGACGCTCGCGGCGAGCTGCCGTGCGGGCACTGAGGAGCCTATGAGCGTCAAGGTTATGAACGCGGTGTTCGAGCGCTATCCCGAGGGCGGCGGCGAGATGATCCTCGCGCTGGCACTCGCGGACCATTCGCACGACGACGGCACGCACATCTATCCGAGCGTCGACAAGTTGGCTGCGAAGACGCGCCAATCACCGCGTGCAGTGCAGTACCAGCTTCGCCGGATGCAGCAGTCCGGCTGGCTGATTCTCGTGAGCGAGTCGAAGGGCGGGCGTGGGAACACGCGCGAATACCGAATCAATTCGGACTGGATAAACGGTGCAGAACTTGCGCCCATTTCGTCGGGTTCAAAGGGTGCAAAAAATGCACCCAATGGAAAGGGTGCAAACGACGACGTAAAGGGTGCAACTGGCGACATAAAGGGTGCAAATCACAGCACTAAAGGGTGCAAAGCTTTTGCACCCGAATCATCAGGAACCGTCATAGAACCATCAGAGAACCATCAACCCGCGCGGCGTGCGCCGCGAGTTGCGTTGCATGGCGAACTGCGATCAATCGAGCTGCCCGACTGGTTGCCCGTCGACGCGTGGCTCGACTGGTGCGAGCACCGCGAGGCGAAAGCGGCGGAGAAGTCGGCGCCGTGGACACGCCCGGCGGCGAAGGTGTCGCTGCGCCGCCTCGAGAAGCTGAGAGAGCTTGGGCATGCCCCGGCGGACTGCATCGACGAAGCGGTGCTGCGCGGCTGGACGGGGCTGTTCCCGGTGAAGTCAGACAGCACGGCGACGAGCGGACAGGACGTTCCTGCCGACTGGCACAAGAGCGCGCAGGGTGTCACTGACCGCGGTAAGCAACTCGGCATCGAGCAGCGCGAGGGCGAAGTGTTCATGCGTTTTAAGGCGCGCGTCGTCAAGGCGGACGGGCCCGGCGAGGCGATGGAGGAAATGCTGCGCGAGGCTGCCCGCTTCGGGAATGAGACCTACGAGCAGTTGTACCGGTACTTCAACGACATCCCGCGCGATCAGGAGGCGACGTGACGAAGCGCGCTTCTTGGCCGCTCGTTGTTCCCGAGGGTACGGCGATGGTAGGCACGGCACGCGTGCGCGACGACCGGGCCATCGGCCGCAGCTTCGCTGAGCGCGAGGTGTTGCGCCGCACGGGCAATCAACCGAATTCGGAATTCGACGAGATCGCGTCCGGCGACCTCGACCGGCCGCTGTTCACGCCGGTAATGACGGCGAAGCGCTCGAAGTACCGCAACACCAAGTGCGAGCACGACGGCATCAAGTTCGACAGTAAGCGCGAGCGCTCGCGATGGTTCGAGCTGATCAAGCAACAAGACGTCGGGCTGATCAGCGGTCTTCGGCGTCAGGTGGAGTTCGAGCTGATCGCGCGTCAGCGGCGCTCGGACGGCTCGATCGAGCGAGCCGTCAGATACGTCGCCGACTTCACCTATCGCAATTCGGCTGGTGAGCTTGTGGTCGAGGACGTGAAGTCAGCGGTGACACGGAAGAACAAGGACTACGTCATTAAACGAAAGCTGATGCTCCGAGAGCGCGGCATCACGATTCAGGAGGTCGAGTGAAGAAGATGGTGAGCTTGAGCACGGGTAACTGGCTGATCTGCGATTGCTTGAAGCGGAAGGCCGGCCGCCGCGGGCTGACGATTGAGCAGATCGGATACGAAGCGTCGATGACGACCGATACCGTGAAGGGGCGCATACGAAACCTTCTCGGCAAGAAGTTCGTTGAACGGATCGAAGGCTCGCGCCCCACGACATACCGCTGCTTGCTCAAGGACCTTCCGGCGCCGACGGAATCGCCACAGGAGCGCATTTTGAAGCAAGCGGCTGAGCGGAATCGGGAGCGCAGCGCAGCGATCGCGCACGCGGCATTGGCAGTCGACCTGATGATTCGCTCTTGCATGACGGTTGCATGAGGCGATCAGCACCATTGAAACGTACGGGCTTCAAACGAAAGCCGCATTCGCCGTTCAGCAGCCTGACGCGAACGGCGACGCTGAAGCGTCAGAAGGCGATCGTGAAGCGGATCAAGCGGCCGACGGTCGCCGAGGGCTCGAAGTACTTGGCGGCTTGCCGCGGCGAGGAATGCTATCTCCGCGTGCCGGGCGTCTGTTGCTCGATCGGGTGGCCGCATGAATCGGTCGTCGATTGTCACTCGAACCAGTCGAAGCATGGGAAGGGCGCCGGGACCAAGGCGAAGCACGAGTACACCGTCCCCGGATGCGGACCTTGCCATTACTGGCTCGACTTTGGCCCGGCGCCACGCGCGGAGAAGGTCGCAACATGGGGCCGGGCATATATGGAATGGGAGCCGATACGGGCCCGAAAGATGGGAGAAGCAAATTGCCAGTGAGGATGTGGGTTGAGATTCCGGACGGCTCGTATAGCGTGCCGAGACATCGCGGACGTGGCGGAATTATCGTCTGTGAGCGGAAGCGTGAGATCGACGCGACAGTATTTTGGATCGCTCGTATCGCAACCGTTAAGCGCCAGTTGGTCGCGGCCGTCGAGGTGGATGCGTTTATTCCCGAAATGCACCGATCGCGCATCCCGGAGTGCGATGGCCGTTGGGTGGAGCCGGGCGTTTTCCGGACGAAGGCATACGTGCATCGCAATCGGCATTCGCGCGTGCTCGGCGCATTCATCGAGAGCGGAGATAGCGCATGGGACGTGCGGGGGATGTCGTGAGCGCCTATCTCTACTTCAACATGAGCGACGTCGTGGAACCGGTGGCAAAGACGGCGGTGCGGAGAAATGAAGCGCTTACGGGGAATCGGTTCATCGCCTTCCCAGGTTGCCCGCTCGAGGGCGTCGAGCTCGACGACGGTCAAATCGAGATGCGGTTTCCTCGAAGCGAGGAGATCCGCACCGTCCTTATCAACTGGCTGGTGTACTGGGGCACCCCGTTCCGCGTTCTTCCATGAGACAACAGATGGATTTCATTTTCGACAGCACTCGCCAAGCGCTGCACGTGTCGTTCCTGATTCTGGCGAGCGAGCCGCGCGCGAAGAACGTGCTCCGAACCGCGCTCATTCGCGCGATGGAACTTGAGCCGGAACTGTCCGAGGAGCAGCGGAAATGGCTCGGGCAACTGACCGGCTCGGCCGCCGAATCGACGGTGAATTTCAGCGGGCTCGACATGGCGGAAGTGCGGGCGCAGTGTGCTGCCGTGGTGAGCGCGGTTCGGACGAAGCTTATGGACGTCGAGCGATGGGCGGTGATCGCGCGTTTTGGGCAAATGGGGGACACGCGGGACGCCGACGGCGTGAAGCGCTACTACTTCCTCGCCGAGCGCTCCGAAGCGATCCAGAGCCTGTCACGTTGGCTGGAACCGTCATTCCCGGGCATTTCGAACCTCGTGCTCGACTGCCTGCTCGCTCGGCTGTATGCGAATCACGCGCGAGCGACGATCAGCTTCCGCGATCTCGAACGCAGCTTCGGCGCGAGCCATATGACGTACAAACGTGCGTACGAAAAGATCGACCAGCGCTTGCGAGAAGTCGAGGCGTTAGCGGTGGGGCGGCTTACGCCATACTTCGAAGAGACGGGGCTGATAGCTGTTCAGTCGAATACGCGTGATGGAGACTTTCGGCCGGGCTAGGGCGTGTTCACACTATCGAAGGGCTTCGATAATCAGGGCGAAGTTGATAAAGGCAATGAACATCAAGTCGAGTTTGTCGAAGCGCGAGAAGATGCGACGAAAACCCTTCAATCGACGGAACAGCCGCTCGACTTCGTTACGACGCTTGTACATTTCCCGGTCGTATTCCCAAGGCTCGACGCGCGTACTCAACGGAGGGACGACCGGGATGAAGCCGAGATCGAGCGCGAGTTGTCGGGTTTCGTTACCTTCGTACGCCTTGTCCATCAGCAGGTGCAGCGGCCGATTCGGCGGCCCCAGGCGTTCGAGCAGTGCACGTCCCTGCGGCGCATCGCCGGCTTGACCGGGCGACAGTGCGAACGTTATGGCTGTTCGAGCATCCGCGGCAACCATATGAATCTTGGTTGTCCATCCTCCGCGAGACTTGCCGATGGCTTGAGGTCCATTTTTTTTAACGCACCGGTGCCGTCAGGATGAACCTTCACGATCGTGCTATCCAGCGATACCGCTTCAATCCGAACGCGAATGATCTGCGCGCGCTGCAACTCCGTGAACACTCGGTCCAGTACACCGTTGCGAGACCAACGGTTCATGCGCGTGTAGATCGTGTGCCAGCGGCCGAAACGTGGTGGCAGGCCGCGCCATTTACATCCGTGCTCGGCCACATAAAGGATCGCGTTGAGCACTTGCAGGTTCGACAGGCTCACATTGCCACGCTGTCGCGGCAGGCAATGTTCGATCTGCTTGAATTGGGCTTCGGAGATTTCCATCTCCGAAGCATAACCTCAAACTAATGTAGTGTGAACACGCCCTAGCGCGACGTTGTCTCGCTGGCGACGTGTTGGAAATTCCAGCGGGCGACGGCTGTGGCCAGCAACTGGAACATCGCGCGTCGATTGGGGTGCGCCGCATCTCATCGTGACCTTTGCTGGTTCGAGCCAGTCGCTATTGCTTTTGCTGCCTTGAGGGCATTTTTCTAAACATCAGCGACGATCCACAGTAAGCTCTGCGGCAGAAATGCAGGGCAATGTTTAGCCTCAGTGGTGCGCCGTAACCAATCTGGGTCCGTCAAAGCTCTGCGAAGATTGTGGTCATGTGTTTATCGCCTCGACTGTATCCGGGGCGTTCGCCAATGAAGTGTTGTCCAGTAGTCTGCAACCCGGAAATTTTTGAAATATTGCAAAAATCCCATTCGTGGCCCGGGGCGACATGGCCACCTTGTGTTTGGTAACATCGCAACACGTTATTTCCAGCTGTCGACACTCCCACCGCGTGCGGCTCGACTACGCGGGCGAATCCATCGTATGTGAAAGATAGAACTTCTCGGTTGCGAATAGCGTCGATGATTGTTTGTAACATCGCGACTGCTCCTCTTAGATGTGCCCTGCATCCTAGATTTTTCATTCCATCAATCTGATTGACGTGGCTCATTCCGCATCGGAAGGGCCATGATTCTTGATCTCCGCGAACTTGGCAGCCATCGTCGGATTTCCACGAGTCAGCTTCTTGATCGTCACGTCCTGCGCCTTGTCGTTCGCGAGACGAAGGTTCCGATCGGTTCCAAGTAGGGCATCCTTCGTCTTCTGTAGATGGTCGATCGACTTGTCGATCTCATCAATTGCCGTTTGGAAGCGCCTGGAGGCGAGATCATAGTTCTTCGCGAATGCGCTCTTGAAGGTTTCGAGGTCGGTTTCGAAGCTCGTGATGTCTATGTTTTGCGCCTTAATAAGTGCCAACTCCGACTTATACTTGAGCGAGTTCATCGCAGCATTTCTCAGGAGTGTAATGATTGGAAGAAAAAACTGCGGTCGGACGACGTACATTTTCGGGTACCGGTGAAACACGTCGACAATTCCGGTGTTGTAAAGATCGCTGTCGGGTTCGAGCAGAGAGACCAACACCGCATATTCGCATCCCTTCTCGGTACGATCCTTGTCGAGTTCCTTCAGGAAGTCCTCGTTTTTGCTCTTCGTGGCGGTGTGATCACTCTCGTTTTTCATTTCGAACATGATCGAAACAATTTCGGTGCCAGCCTCATCTGAGTCGCGAAAGATGTAGTCACCCTTGCTGCCAGTCCGCGAGTCGTTGTCCTTCTCGAAATATGCCCTCGGAAATGCCGTCGCTCGAATGCGGTTGAACTCGGTCTCGCAGTGCTGCTCAAGAGTTTCACCAACCATCTTGGTCGACAAGCGGGCCCTCATGTCCCGGAGGCGCTCGATTGCGTCATCGCGATCCTTGATCTGCGTCTCGTACTTGTCTTTGAGCGACTTCTCCGCGAGCTGCATCTCAAGCTCCGCTCGCTCAAGGCCACTCTTCAGTTCGTCGCGTTCCTTCTCGACTGCGCTGAGTGCCTCGGTTATGGCGAGCTTCTGCGCAACCTCGATGGCATCGAGCTTGGCCTTTAGGTCCTGAATTTCGGCGTCCTTGGTTGCGGCAGCTCTCTCCAGTTCGCTGGCGATCTTGGTCGTGGCAAGTTCAATGGCATTTCGTTTGTCCTGCTCGGCCAGTTCAAGCCGCTCGTGCAACTGCTGCTCGAACTCGTTGTCGCGAACCTGCTTCAGGATGTCCGCGTACCCGGCCTCGTCGATCTTAAATGCCTTCCCGCAGTGCGGGCAGATGATTTCGTTCACTGTTACTTCCCCTCCACTTTAGCCAGAACCTGCATGAGCATCTCTGGCACATTCCCCGCGGCCTTTAGTGTTGCCGTTCGGTATGCGAGTTGATTCTTCGCGAGACTGAAACCTGCGGCAGCCTCGAGGCTGTTGCAGGCCGTGACCCATTCGCTCCAGTTTGCTGACAGGAATGCTTCCAGGTGATCGTTAAAGATCGCCACCTCGTCAGCAACAACGGCAGACGGAAAGTCCTCTTCAGCTCGACCAAAGTACCTCAGAACCGCACGATTCGCTTTCGAGTGGTTGTCCCGCTCTTCATCGATCTTTTTTTGCGGCTTCCCATTATCTTTCGCACGTGCTTCAAATCCGCTATCTGCATCGAAGAGCGCATAGACCGGTATACCGATCGACTCCAGAATCGCATGTACGAGCGGGATAGATGTCTTGCCTCCTACGGGGACGATGGAGACGCCAGCGGCTTCAAGCGAGCCGAGAGACGCTCTATCGCCGATGCCGTAAAACACCGCCGACTCTGTCGTGCCTTCCACGAGAAAAGCGCGATGCGCGAAGAGCGCCACGGCGAGCTGATTTGCTACGATGCCGTCGAGCTGGCGGTCAACAGTATCTGCGATCAATACTCCGTCCAGTTTGGTTTTCACGCCCGCAACCGTGGCGAGGTGGACGGTGACCACTGGAGTCGCGTCAGACGACCTTGTCAGCCGCCTCACCTGGTCGAAATGTCGCGCCTCCAGGAAGTAGGGGCTATGAGTCGCATAGGCCACTTGGATACGCTTACTGGCGTCCTCCGCGAGCGACCGGAGCACCTTCGCGAACGTCTGGGCCTGGATCGGGTGCTGAAAGAGTTCCGGCTCCTCAATCGCCAAGCAGATGACACCCTTTGCCGACGCCGCGCCTGACTGCGCCAAGAGTTGGAGCGCCGAGATCAGAAGCGTTCGCTGAAATCCATGTCCCTGTCTCTCCACGGCCGTCTCGGTTGTGCCATCGAGCACGGCCACCTCGAACGTGGTCCGAGGGGCTTTAAGTTCCACCTCTGCCGGGGATACCGTGACAGCCCGACCGGGCGAGTAAGACTTGACGACCTCATTGAGTTGCGTCGTCATCGTCTCGAGCTGCGCCTTGAACTTCTCCTCATAGATAGTCTGTTGCTTTGCGCGTGACTCCTCGACGATCTTTGCGATCGCCTCATCAGCAGCAGTGCGATCGACTGAACGCTCAAGGATTCGACCGATGATGCTCGACTTTCCGTCGATCGACTCCTCGCTTGCGCGAAGATCGGCGGTGACCAGGACAAAGTCGAAAAGGCCACTCATCTTGCCGCCGCTGTTGAAGCCGAAGAAGTTGGTCTGCAAGGACTCGGGCGCTTCGACGAGTTGGTCGTTGTGAGCTGCCTCCCAGGTCGTCATAGCTTGGTTGACGGCATCAACATTTGTCCACGCCGGGAGACCAAGTGACGAATCAGATGTCCGCAGTTCGTTGTAAGCTGTCTTTTTGTCGGCAGCCGATCCCTTACCGCGGACGGCGTTGAATGGCGCATAGCTCTTCGAGTTCGCAGACAAGCTTTCGGAACCATCTTGGCCGCGACGTTTCCATGCGGTGAATGTTGTGACACCTGAAGGAGCGTACTTGCCAAGCTCATTCCGATCCTTTTCAGTAAGGTCCGTGAACGTGACCTGAACCTCGATGTCTTCATCAGTCGCCCCGAAGGAGCAATCCTTCTCCGTCAGCGTCCCAGGCTTTCCGTTAAAGTACCAGTCGAGCGCCCGTAGCACAGTTGACTTCCCGGCACCGTTCGGCCCAATGAAGGTCGTGACGGAATCAAAGGGGATCGTCACGTCTTTCAGCGTGCGGAAGTTCTTGATGTGGACGGATTGGATCTTCATTGCGGGCTCCAACATCTTTGTGCGAAGACTGATTCGTGAGCGCCGGCTCGCTGCTCGTAAATTCGGAGCGTGGCTTGCACCAGGGTTTGAAATACCTTCTTGACATCGCTGTTACAGGAGCATATGATTTTCGTCATGCTGCACAAGTTGCATGCGAGAAGCCCTGCCGGATTGCCGAGCGGGGCTTTTTGTTTTTGGTAGCGGCGTGTGTTTCAAAAAACTATGGTTGATCCCTATGTTCGTGCAGATTGGGGTTCTCACTTTTCCCGAGCAAGTAACCGGCGACTGTACCCAGGAGGCCGAGAACCGATGCGATCTGCTTATCGCTGTATCCAGCGACGACCAGGAAGACGGCAAACACGAGGATGAGCACAGTTCCCAGGACGCGCAGGACGGCATTGTGCGGTATGCGACGGAGTATCAACCACGCTGCGATTCCGATTGTCACCAAGCCGAACACAAGCACTACGGTGCTAATCGTCATTGCGTTTTCGACAGACCACCAACCGGCTTCCTGGGCGACTAGCTGAGAGCCTTGGGCGGCAACGCCGCTTGATGCATCGACCACTGCAGCTTGCGACGCTATTGCTTTGTTGAGTTCTGCCAAGGCTTGCGCGGAGTCATTTGCCATTTTCTTTTGTGGAGCTTTCGAGGATCGTGATTTTTGTTTGGAGAAGTTGTACGTACTTCTCCAAATCCGCGATTCGCTTTTTCAGCGCGGCATCATCACAGACAATTGTGGGTTTGCCATCTCCCGCTAGGCTAGGTGCCTGGGCCGGCACATTTGTGTTGCCAAACTCGGAGCCCTTAATGCCGGAATTGTCGTTCTTCCGCGTCCAGTTGGAGTGTGGTTGAATGCTATCGGATTTGTCGGGGGCCCGTTGTGACGCTGCTGTCATTGATACCAGTAGCGCAATTGCACCACAGTATTGGATTCGCATTTCAGCTTCCCCGTGTACTGGCTGAGACGCTAGCGTAAATGTATGGTGCGCAACATGTGGAGTTGCGAGCAGTTATTGTGCGAAAAGAGATTGATCTCGGAGAAAGAATAGTGCATCGAGACATGCTAATCAAAGGGCGGGGCGCAACCGATGCAATGGAACCGGGCCCATAACCGGCTTTAATTTTCAGATAATATGGGCCATGGTCGCGGCGGGCGTGGCAATGTGGCAATCGGTTACGATGTCGCGATCCCGCTAGATGAAAGCCTCGCGGGCTTTTTCGTTTCCGAGCCCACAGCTGATGTGGCCGTTCTGATGTTTCGCCGTCGTCCGCACTGGGTGCGTGCGGCTGTGGGGGTCATCGCGCTCATGCGACTGCATTACGCAGACCGACGAGACGAGCGACATTGCGTTACGACTGTGCGGGCGGCGGCTCGATCAAGTCGTCGACGGGCACGGCAAGTGCGCTGGCGATCTTAGACAGCACGTCGGTAGTGCCGACGCGCTGCCGGGTTTCGATCTGGCTGAGATACGGTTTGCTGATGCCGGCTGCTGCGGCGAGCGCATCTTGCGTCATGCGCAGATGGTTGCGCCAAGCTCGAACAGGGTGATCGCCCGCCAGTTCAGCATCGAGCACAGCGGCCGGGATGCGGCGGCCGTCGTCGCTTGCCTTGGCCTGCGCGTAGAGCGCTTCATCTTCGAGATCTTCGATCAGGTCCTTCACGCGGTCCCACAGTTCGATGGGGACCACGGCAAAGGCCCGGTGGCCGTCCTGCTCGATAAATTGAACTTCGGTCATTTGTAGGCACCTCCACGGGGTTTGACGGCCAGCACAACGATCACGACGCGGCCATCTTCGATTTCGTACAACACACGCCAATCGCCAACTCGGAGCCGGTAGCCGGGCTGGCCCGCCAACTTCTTCGCGTTCGGATTCGGTGCGTAGGGATCAACTGCCAATGCATCGATCTTTGCCCGAATCGTCGCCGAAATGTTGCGCGGCATTGCCTTGAGGGCTTGGGCGGCTTGTTTGGTGAATTCGATTGAGTGCATAAACGCATGTTAGCAAATCGCTAACAAAAACGCAAACAAAGTTAGCGGGAGTTTGGCGAGATGGCGCGACGACCGATGAAGCCCTGCAAGCACCGAGGATGCGGCGCGCTCGTTGCGGACGGCAAGTCGTACTGCGAGCAGCACACTTATGAGGCGGTGAAATGGAAGCCCGACGCGGTGCGCGGCAATCGCCATGCGCGGGGATACGGAACCGCGTGGGACAAGATCAGGCAGCGCATCCTGCGTCGCGACAGCGGCCTGTGTCAGCCCTGCCTGCAAGCCGGGCGCGTGACGCCGGCAACCGCTGTCGACCACGTTATCTCGAAGGCGCGCGGTGGGACAGACCGCGACGAGAACCTGCAAGCGATCTGTTGTGACTGTCATGCAACGAAGACGGCGCGCGAGCGGTTGCGGTGACGCGGGAGCGTTCCCGCCTGGCTGTTGCCCGCCCGGCGTATGCGCCGGGCGGGGAGGGGGGTGAAAAAGTCTGGAAGGCTCTGCCTTCGGGACCGCCCGCTTCGTCGAATTTTCACGCCCGCGAAATTAAAAATTCAGGAGTTGGCCAGTGGGGGGTATCGCGACAGTGCCGGGCCGGGGCAGAAAACCCAAGCCGACGGCGCGGAAAATCGCGGCGGGAAATCCCGGCAAGCGCGCGCTGAATAAGGACGAGCCGGATTTCGGCTTGGTCACGAACATCGAGCCGCCGGACTGGATTGTCGGTGAGGCGCGGGACATGTGGGAGCGCGTTGTGCCGCTGCTTTGCGGCCAAAAAATCTTGCAAGTGACCGACCTTCACATCGTCGAAATCTTCTGTGCGGCCTACGGCAACTGGAGGACCGCCCAGGACGATTTGACGCGCAACGGCCCTGTCGTCGACAGCTCGCAAGGCAGTCCGATGAAGAATCCAGCTGCGACCGTTGTGAAGGAAGCGGCGGCGCAAATGGCGAGCTTCGGCGCAATGCTGGGGCTCGACCCGGCGAGCCGGCAGCGCCTGGTCGGCGCAAAGCCGAAAACACCCGACAACCCTTTCGCGAAGCTGCTCGGCAAATGATTGGAAGACATGGCGACGAATTTCCCGCGCGTAGAGCAGGGGCTCAAGTTCGCGCGAGACGTCGTTCGTGGCAAGCGCCCTGCGTGCCGGTATGTGCAACTTGCGTGCAAGCGCCACCTTGACGACCTTGCAGCGAGCCGCAAGAAGGATTTCCGCTGGAAGTTCGATCCGGAGGCCGCTGAGCGAAAGCTCGCACTCATTGAGCTGCTGCCACACACGAAGGGCGAGTGGGCGTTCAAGGGGCAACTGGTAACGCTGGAGCCTTGGCAGAAGTTCGGCTTGATGGCGACCTTCGGATGGCTCAACAAGCGCACCGGCAAGCGCCGGTTTCGAGAAAGCTACTGGGAGGTCCCCAGAAAGAACGGCAAATCGGTGACCGCCGCGGGCGTCGGCATCGGCATGTTCGTCCTCGACGACGAGTTCGGTGCGGAGGTATATGCGGGCGCGACGACCGAAAAGCAGGCGTGGGAGGTTTTCCGTCCAGCGCAGTTGATGGTCAAGCGCTCGCCCATGCTGATCGATTCGGCTGGAATTGAGGTGAATGCCTCGAATATGAACAAGCCGGCCGACGGCAGCCGATTTGAGCCGATCATCGGCAACCCAGGCGACGGCGCGTCGCCGTCGTGTGCGATCGTGGACGAGTATCACGAGCACGACAGCGCCGCGCTGTACGAAACAATGCTGACTGGCATGGGCGCGCGTCGACAGCCGCTCATGTTCATCATCACGACTGCGGGCGCGAACATCGAGGGGCCGTGCTTCGACAAGCGCCGGCAGGTGATCGAAATGCTCGAAGGGACGGTGCCAGACGACGAGCTTTTCGGCTGGATCTGGACGATCGACGAAGGGGACGATTGGACCGATCCGCGCGTGCTGGCGAAAGCCAATCCGAATATCGGAATCTCGGTCTATCAGGACTATCTGGAAAGCCAGCAGCAGCGTGCGATTAAGTCTGCGCGCTTCACGAACACGTTCAAGACGAAGCACTTGAACGTCTGGACGTCGGCCAAGGCGGGCTATTTCAACCTCGAAGACTGGAAATCATGCGAAGACCGATCGCTGACCCTTGAGCAGTTCGAGGGGCAAGATTGCGTGCTCGCGCTCGACATGGCGCGCAAGCTCGATTTGAACAGTATGGCCCGGCTTTTCTGGCACGACATCGACGGGCGGCGGCATTACTTCTGCGTTGCGCCGCGGTTCTGGGTGCCCGAAGACACCGTGCGCAATACCGAAAACCGTCGTATGGCGGAGCGATATCAGGCGTGGGTCAATCAGGGCTGTTTGCTCGAAACGGATGGCGCGGAGATCGACTATCGCGACATTCTCGAGGAGGCGAAGGATGCGAACCGGTTGTGTCCGGTGCAATGCACGCCACTTGACCCGCACGGCGCGACGAACCTGTCACACCAGCTTGCCGACGAAGGGTTGACGCCAGTCACCATCGTGCAGAACTACACGAACATGTCGGACCCAATGAAGGAGCTTGAAGCGGCGATTACGTCGGGCCGGTTCCATCACGACGGAAACCCGATCATGACATGGTGCGTTAGCAACGTCATCGGCAAGAACCTGCCGGGCAATGACGACGTGGTGCGCCCGATCAAGCAGGGTAACGACAACAAAATCGACGGCGCTGTTGCGCTCATCATGGCGGTGGGGCGTGCAATGCTCGCCGATCGCGTCGATTCCGAGTCGATCTACGATCAAGGGGTGGGTGTTTGAATTCAATTGGTATTGCGGCCTGGGTGGCCGGCCTGCTCGGGTTTGCTCTGCTGGTGACGGGTGTCGTGCTGATCAGCTTGCCGGTCGGGCTCATCGTTGCGGGTGTCCTGCTGCTGTTGTGGGCGTTCGTTGCAGATCTCGCGGCGGCTCGCGCTGCGCGAGTCGTTCAGCCGAAGGAGTAGCTCAATGTTTTTCAGCAGGCAATTGCTGTCCAACCTAGGCCAAACGCAGATGAGTGCGGGTGGGTGGGTGTCGGCGTCGCTCGGTAGCTCGCGGTCGGACTCCGGGCAGGTAGTGACTCCGGCAAGCGCGCTAGCGCTTACGGTCCTTCAAAACTGCGTGACGCTGCTTGCGGAGAGCATCGCGCAACTGCCGATTGAGTTGTACGAGCGTTCCGGAGAGGACAGAAAACCGGCAACGGACCACCCGCTGTATTCGATTCTGAAGTACGAGCCGAACTCGTGGCAGACGCCGTTTGAGTATCAGGAGCAGTCGCAGGTAGCCGTTGGCCTTCGTGGCAACAGCTACAGCTTCATCGATCGCGATTCGGACGGCGTCATTCAAGGACTTTACCCGCTAGACAACGAAGCGGTGACAGTCATGAGGGGCTCGGACCTGAAACCTGTTTATCGAGTCCGAGGCTCCGACCCGATGCCGCAACGCCTCGTCCATCACGTTCGCTGGATGTCGATCAACGGTTACACAGGGCTATCACCGGTCTTGCTTCATGCGAACGCAATCGGGCATGCGCAGGCGATCCAGCAGTACGCCGGCAAGTCGTTCATGAACGGCACGGCACTGTCGGGTGTGATCGAGCGGCCGAAGGATGCCCCGGCGCTCAAGGACCAAGCCAGCGTGGATCGCATCACCGATGGCTGGAACGCGAAGTTCGGCGGATCTGGTAACGCGAAGAAAGTTGCGCTCCTGCAGGAGGGCATGACGTTCAGGCCGCTATCGATGACGAACGTCGATGCAGCGCTGATCGACGCGCTGCGCCTTTCCGCGCTCGACATCGCGCGGATCTACAAGATACCGGCTCACATGGTGAACGAGTTAGAGCGAGCCACGTTCAGCAACATCGAGCACCAGTCGCTCCAGTTCGTCATCTACACGCTGTTGCCGTGGGTCAAGCGGCATGAGCAGGCGAAGACGCGCGACCTTTTGCTGCCGTCGGAGCGCAAGCAGTACTTCATCGAATACAACCTCGCCGGGCTGCTGCGCGGCGATCAGTCGTCGCGATACGCCGCCTACGCGGTCGGGCGCCAGTGGGGCTGGCTGTCGATCAACGACATCCGGCGGCTTGAGAACATGCCGCCGGTCAAGGGCGGCGACATCTACCTGAGCCCGATGAACATGGTTGATGCCTCGAAGCCGCAGCAACTTCCCGTCGGGAAGTCTGAACCGACGAAAGCGGCAATCGACGAAATTGGGAGAATCCTATCTTGAAACCGCACCTCAGACTCGCAAGTCTGATTTTCAATCAGCCGCAGCTTGTCACGGACCCGATGATGTCGCTCGCCGTGCAATGGGCGAATCAGGCGCTCAACCTGAACATCATCAACCTTACCGTGAACGGTGCGCAGCCGAAGATCATGGAGGACGGCGAATTCGACAGCGGCGCGCAGATGGCTGCCGCATCGGAGCGCCGACGTGCCTTGGTAGCAGATACGGGCATGGACATCATTCCGGTGTCGGGGATTCTCGTATCGCGATCGGCGCACATGAACCCCTGCGAGCCGATGACCAGCTACGAAGGCCTGCGCTCTGCCGTGAATCAGGCGGTCGCAGATCCGGCGGTCGAACATATCGTGCTCGACATCGACAGCAACGGCGGGAGCGCGACCGGCGCGTTCGAGCTGGCGGACGACATCCGCGCTGCCTCGTTGGTGAAGCCGATCACCGCAATCGTCAACTTCTCGGCTTTCTCGGGCGGCTACCTGATCGCAGCCGCAGCGTCGAAGGTGATCGTCAGCCGCACTTCGGGCGTAGGGTCGATCGGCGTCATCGCCAACCATCTCGACGTATCGAAGCGGGATGAGCAGCAGGGGATCAAGGTGACGTCGGTGTTTGCCGGGGACCACAAGAACGATCTCACCCCGCATGAGCCGCTGAGCGACCAGTCGCTGACGTTCCTGACGAGCATGGTGCAAAACAGCTACAAGCAATTCGTCGACGCAATCGCGAACTTCCGTGGTTTGAGCACGCAAGCGGTAAAGGACACGCAGGCGGGAATCTTCTTCGGACAGAAGGGCGTTGAGGCTGGGCTCGCGGATAGCGTTGAGACGCCACAGGCAGCAATCAATCGCATCGCTGCCGAAGTTCGCGCCTCCCGAGCCGATCGTCAAGGCGCGAATGCGCGCCGTAGCGTTTCGGCTCGCGCGGCCGCGATGAACATGCAGGTGACGATGTAGCCAGTCGTCAAAAATCGGACTCTCGTTATTCAGCACTGGAGCGCGTTCGCGTCTCAGTCAAGCACTGCCGCCTTCGGGCGGCATTTTTTTGGGAGAAGAGTAGTGAACGTCAATGAACTTCGCCGCGAACGCGCAGCCGTCAATCAGCGGGTGCAAGCGCTGGCACAGATCGAGGTGGGCGGTACGGCGCTGTCGGTCGAGCAACAGGCCGAATTCGACCAACTCAGTTCGAAATTCAACGAACTGACCGCGCAGATCGAACGCGCGGAAGCCGCTGAACGCATGGCGGCTGCGGCGGCTGTTCCGGTTGACCCGAATCCGGCCGCCGTCGCGGCACCGGCCGCCGCGCCCGTGCATGCACAACCGAAGGCCCTGGAAGTGAAGGGCGCGAAGATGGCGCGCATGGTACGTGCACTCGCGGCGGCGCGCGGCGACGCGCAGCTCGCCTCGAAACTGGCGATCGAGCGCGGCTTCGGCGAAGAAGTCGCGATGTCGCTTAACACCCTTTCGCCGGGTGCTGGCGGCGTCCTAGTGCCCGAGAACCTGTCGAGCGAGGTCATCGAACTGCTGCGTCCGAAGTCCGTCGTTCGCAAGCTCGGCGCGCGCACGCTGCCGCTCTCGAACGGCAACATCACCATCCCGCGCCTGAAGGGTGGCGCGATCGTCGGCTACATCGGTGCTGACACCGATATCCCGACGACGCAACAACAGTTCGACGATCTGAAGCTGACGGCGAAGAAGATGGCCGCGCTGGTGCCGATCGCAAATGACCTGATCAAGTACGCCGGCGTGAATCCGAACGTCGATCAGATCGTGGTCGGCGACCTCACCGCCGCGATCGGCGCGCGCGAAGACAAGGCGTTCATTCGCGACGACGGCACGGCGAACACCCCGAAGGGCCTGCGCTTCTGGGCGCTTCCCAGCAACGTCATCACCGCAAGCGACGCTTCGACGCTGCAAAAGATCGAAACGGATCTCGGCAAAGTCATTCTTGCGCTTGAAAACGCTGACGCCAATCTGACGCAGCCCGGCTGGATCATGGCTCCGCGCACGTTCCGCTTCCTCGAAGGCTTGCGCGACGGGAACGGCAACAAAGTCTATCCGGAACTCGCCAACGGCATGCTGAAGGGCTACCCGGTGGGAAAAACGACGCAAGTACCGATCAATCTCGGCGAATCCGGCAAGGAGTCGGAGATCTACTTCACCGACTTCGGCGACGTCTTCATCGGCGAGGAAGAAACGCTGGAGATCGACTACAGCAAGGAAGCCACCTACAAGGACGCCGACGGCCACATGGTCAGTGCATTCCAGCGCGACCAGACGCTGATTCGCGTGATCGCAAAGAACGACTTCGGCCCGCGTCACGTCGAGTCGATCGCTGTGCTGGCCGGCGTGGCCTGGGGCGCGTAAGCGAAGCTGCAATCGCGCGGCCCGTCAATTTGTGAGCGGGCCGCGTATCGGAGAGAAACATGAAAGTGGTCAAGATCCAGCGGCATTACGGCAAGTACACGCCCGGCGACATCGCAGGGTTCGACGACGAGCATGCGGACAAACTCGTCGACGCCGATATTGCCTCGGCTCACGAGGCGGATGCGAAGGGCGCGAAGGCGTCGGCGAAGGGCGAAAACGCCAAGCCCGCCGCGGCGAAGGGGTAACGCGGTATGGCTGCTGTTCTCGTCGAATATCTGGACGACGCGGAGCCGCTGACGTTCGAGGAGGTCGCTTTTCAGTGCCGCATCGATGACGACGACGAACGGGATTTCGTCGAACGTGTTGTGATCCCGGGCGCGCGGCAAGCGGCCGAGAGCAAGGCCGGCGCCGCGATACGCAAGGCGCGCTACGTGGAGCATCTGTCGGGATTTCCGCCCGCCGAGGTTCCATTGTCTGTCGGGCAGGTCATCAGCGTCGACAGCATTGAGATCCGCGATGCATCGGGAGCGACAACGACGCTCGACGCCGGCGCTTTCGAGCTTGTCCAGTTGGGCCGAGAGACGCTACTTGTTCCAGCCGGTCAAGCACGTTGGCCGTATGCGCGCGCCGTGACGATCAAGTACCAGGCAGGCGTTGACCTTGCGCGATACCCGTCGGTGCGATCGTGGATGCTACTCGCAGCCGCATGGGCCTACGACCATCGAGAACTCTACTCGGACGGGCAGCCCATGGGGGAAATGCCCGGCGGATATTCCGACGTTCTGCTCAATCCTATAACGGTTCCGCCGAGGTTCTGATGGAAGCGGGGAAACTCAAGGAAAGGATCGTCATCGAGCGGCCTAGCGGTGAGACGAATGAAAACGATGAGCCGATTCCGGGAGCGTGGGTCGTGCATGCGCGACCGTGGGCCGATGTTCGATTCCTGAACGGAAAGGAGCATGTCATCTCCGGCGCGGTTCGTGGTGCAACGGTCGCGAGCATGCGCATCCGCTATCGGGCCGGTATCGGCGACCAGATGCGTATTCGTTACGACGGCAGGCTTTACGACATCACGGCGGTACTGCCGGCGCGCAAACGCGGGTATCTCGACCTGTCGGTGAAGGTGGGAGAAAAGTATGTCTAGCATTCAGATCGTCGGGCTCGCCGACCTGCTTGCGGATTTCGAAAGGCTGGCGAAATCGCAGTCGACGAAGGCGCTTCGGCGCGCGACGGTGGCCGGTGCGAAGGTGATACGCGATGAGGCCCGTAAGCGCGCACCGAAGAAAACCGGGAAGCTGCGCCGCAATATCGTCTCAGCAGCACTTCGGCAGAAAGACGCTCCGGGCTTGGCGACGGCAGGCGTGCGTGTCCGGGCAAAGGGAAAGGCTGATTCGCCGAACAACGCGTTCTACTGGCGCTTCGACGAGTTCGGCACGCAGCACATGAAGGCCCAGCCGTTCATGCGGCCGGCGTTTGACGCGTCGATCGGCGAGGCCGAAGGGGCGATTCGCACCGAGTTGGCGCGCGCGATCGATCAAGCGCTCGGAGGGCGGCGGTGAGCGTGATCGTAATCCGTGACGCCTTGCAGGGCATAGGTGGTGCGAAGGGCTATCTCGGCGTCGCACCGGAGAAGGCGCCGGCGCCGTATTTCGTCGTGACGCGCGTACATGGCGCGCTCGACATGGCGCTCGCCGGGCTGACTGGCGGCCGTTCCGGTTCCTATCAGATCGACTGCTACGCGCCGACGTTCACCGACGCCGATCGGCTTGCCGACTTGGCAGTCGATCGTGCGATGTCGGTTCAGGATCGGTTTTCGGTCGGAGGTGTCGACGAGTTGCCGGACGACTATTCGGAGGACACGGGACTATTCCGTATCAGCTTGGAACTATCGGTCGAGTTTTGACCGGCACCACGACAATTCATTTGGCCCGCCACGTGCGGGCCTTTTCATTTGTGAGGGGCATATGGCAGCAGAGAGAAGCAAGCGCACCAAGGCACAGGGAACGAAGGTCGAGGTGTCGAAAATGGCGTCAACGGACCTCGACGCGGCAGATCTGGTGTTCGTCGATCTGAGCGCGACGGGCAAACAGATCCAGTGGCAGGGCGGGCAGTCGGAGGAAATCGACGCGACGACGTTCGCGAGCGACGAAAAGGAATCCGAGCTCGGCTTGCCCGATCCGGGCGAATTCTCGGTCGACGGCAATTACCAGTCGAACGACGAAGGGCAAAACATTCTGCGTGCCGCACGTGCGACGGGCGAAAAGTATGTGTTCCGCGTCACGTTCGCCGACAAATCGCAGTTTCTGTTCGTCGGCATGGTGCGTCAGTACACGTGGGCGGCGTCGGTCAATGGGCTGATCTCGGCGACGTACAGCGTGCGCGTGAGCGGTGCGCCGAAGCTCGTGCCGCCGCCGGCGGCGTAACTCCCCGATCGCAGATAGGAGGTGAGCATGGAAAACGAAAACCAAGGCGTGACGAATTTGCGCGCGGCGGTGCTGAACCCGCTGACCGGTTGGCGGTACGAATTGATGAACGTACCGGAATGGAATGGCGAAAAGATCGCAGTGCGCGAGCCGACGGTCGGCGACCGCATGTTCTGGATCGAAGCGCTTCGGGACATCGCCGGGGTAACGGAGGGCGACGACGAAACGGCGGTTCACGAGAAGTTCACACGCGCGAGCGACGACGCGCACATGCAGGCGAATGCGCGGCTGTTCGTTCGTGTCGTGTTCGGTGAAACGCCGGATGGTTGGCGGCGGCTATTCTCGGACGACGATGCAACCGCGGTCGCGGCTGCGTTCGGCCCCGTGCACAACCGCATCGTCGTGAAGGCGCTCGAATTCGGCAAGCTCGACGTCGACCCGGTCGAAGACGCAAAAAAGCCTTCTGCCGAACCCCAGGCCTCCGCTTCCTGATGTCGCTCGCGCTGCGGCTTGGCAAGACGTTAGCCGAGCTGCGCGAGCAGATGTCGTCCGCCGAGCTGAGTCTCTGGATCGGGTTTGACGCGGAATCGCCGGTTGCAGATGATCGTGCGGATCTGCATGCGGCGATGATCGCGGCGGCGGCGTTTCAGTCGCAGGGCGCAAAGGTCAAGGTGTCGGACATGATGCCAAGATGGTCCGGCGAGCCCGCGACGGCGGAGGGAGAGGAAGGGGGCGGCGATCCGTTTCAAGCCGCCCTGATGCGCATGGCGAAGTAGGCGAGAAAACACTATGGCAACAAGCCTTCGCGAGCTGATCGTCAGCGTTACGGCGAATACGACCGAATACGACCGCCGCATGCGCGGTCTCTCGTCGACGGCCGGCTCGTATTTCAATGCGGTGCGCGACGGCGGGCGCACAGCGGATGCGGCGTTTGCCTCGAACGCCGCAAGCGTGCAGGTCACGGTGCGCGCGCTCGACGCGGCGCGCAGTTCGATCCGCGAATACGCACAAGCCGCCGCAGCGGCGTTCGGCGTGCATCAGTTGATCGAGTACGCCGACGAATGGACGAACCTGAGCAATCGCCTTCGGATCGTCACGCGTGACCAGATCGATTTCGCGATTGCGCAGAACGACGTGCTGCGCATCGCGCGCGACACACGGCAACCGCTCGACGCGACGGCCGAGCTGTATCAGCGGATCGCAAACAACGCGTCGCATCTCGGGTTGTCTATCAAACAGGTCGGCCCGCTTGTCACCACGATCAGCAAGGCGGTCGCGTTGTCGGGTGTCTCGGCAGATACTGCTCGTATGGGGCTCGTGCAGCTTGGACAAGCGTTCGCGGCGGGGCAGTTGCGCGGTCAGGATCTGAATAGCGTGCTCGAAGAGTTGCCGGGTGTCGCGGATGCTATCGCGCGCGGCATGGGCAAGAGTTCGGCGCAGCTCAAGTCGATGGCCGAAGAGGGAAAGCTGACCGTCGGTAATCTCGTCGAGGCGCTGACGCGCGCGGCGGGCGGCACGGATACGCTGTTCGAGAAAATGCAGACGACGGTCGGGCAGACGATGACGCGCCTGCAGACGGAGATCGTCAAGTATATCGGCGAGTCGGATCAAGCGACGGGCGCGAGCGCGAGGCTTGCGCAGGGAATCACGTACGTCGCAGAGCACCTCGACGGCATCGTGAAGCTCGGCGTGTCGCTCGCGGCTGGGCGGATCGCCGTGTACTTTGGGCAATCCGCAGTCGCGGCGACGCAGGCGGCGACAGCGTGGGTCGGCGCCCGGCGAGCGCTCGTCGAGGAGACGATCAAGCAACACGAGGCGGCGCAGGCGGCGCTCGCCAAAGCGCAGGGCGATCGAGCTGCTGCTGCGGCGAAGCTGCAAAACGCGCAGGCGGCGGAGGCGGCAGCGCAGGCCGAACTCGCGGGCATGCGCGCGATGCGCGAAAGCCTCGCGATGCAGTCGGCGTTGACGGCCGGCTCGATCAAGTACACCGAAGCGAAGCTTGCCGAAGCGCGTGCCGTCGAGGCGGCGGCGCAAGCGCATGTCGCGACGGCACGCGCGAACGTTGCCGGCAGTCAGGAAATCGGCGCGCGCATCGCGGGCATGCCGTACGCGGCGATCATCGCCCGCGAGACGGCCGCCGCGCAGCAGGAGCTCGAGCGCGCCGAGGCTTCGCTCGCGCTCGCGCAGCAGCGACGGACGGCGCTTGAGGCGGCGGCGAAGCAAGGCACGATCGACAAAGCGCGTTATACGGCGTCGCTGGCCGAGACGGATCACGGCCTCGCGCGAGCCGAGCGTGATGTCGCGCTTGCCACGCAGGCGCGCGAGCGAGCGGAACGCGCGGCGACCGCGACCGCGGCGGGGCTGAAGACGGCGACTGAAAGCGCGGCGACGGCGCAGACGGCGCTCGCGCGTACGGGCACGATGATGCGCTCGGTCGGCTCCGGCTTGCTGGCGGCGGTCGGTGGATTGCCGGGGATTCTGGCGACTGTGGGCACGGTCGCACTCGGCGCGGCCGCGAACTGGTTGCTGTTCCGCGACAACGCGAGCAGTGCGACGTCGAGCTTGATCGACATGCAGGCACCGCTCGATCAGATCATCGACAAATATCGGCAACTGACGCCGCTGTTGCAGGAATCCGAGCGGCTGCGCACGAAGCAGGAGGCGTCGCGCGCGGCAGACGACGCGCAGTCCGCGTACCGGAGTCTGGCGATGCGGGCGGCGCAAAGTGTCATGGTGCCGACGTTTGGCGATGCGCCGTCCGTCATGCCGGACGCTTATCAAGCCGAGCTGGATCAATTTCTTGCTGGGTTGGATCGCATCAGGGCGGCAGACCTGGGCGTCGACGAGAAGTCGCGCGAGATCGGTCAGTTGATTGACCGCTTCGTGTCCGCAACAGACGGCGGCGACGAACTACGTGCCGAACTTGTTCGAGCCGCCGGCGCGATCGACACGGCGAGCCTCGCGTCGCAGAAGGGCGCGCAAGCACTCACGGCGATGAACGTGGCCGCACGGGACGCTGCCGACGGCGTGCGGCTGCTGTCGGACGCGAACAATTTCTTTGCCGGCGGGATGGCGCAGGAGGCTTGGGAGAAGTACGTCCACAAGCTCAAGGAGGAATCCGACGTCATCGGTATGACGGCCCGTCAGAAGGCCGAATACGAGGCGAGGACGAAGAGCGCGAACGACGCGCAGGTCCGCATGGCGGGGCTGATCGCCGGGCGCGCCGACGCGTACAAGTCGCTCGAAAAGGCGATCGCCGACAAGGATTCGAAAGCCGCGGCGGGCGCGCGAACCAACATCGACAATCTGACGCGCGAGCTCGCGCTGATGAATCAGCAGATGGTGGTTGCGGAGGCGCTCGCCGAGTTTCAAGCCGACCTATCAAACAAGAAATTCGAGAAGTTCGGCTTCAACGCCGACGCGGCGCGCGCCGCGGCTGCCGCGCGCGGGCAGCAGGCTTTCGACGAGACGATCGCGTCCGCTGCGGCGCAGACGTCACGCGTATCCACCAACGCCGCGGCGGCCCGCGTAGCGAAGGGCAGTGGCGTTCACTCGCTGGAAAGCGAGCGCATGCTCGACAACATCCGGCAGCGGATCGCGCAACTGCGCGTCGAGGCGGTCGCGACCGACAAGCTGACGCAGTCGCAAAAGGATCTGCTCGCGTTCGATCAGAAGGTGGCGGACCTGCGCGGCAAGCGCAAGAAGCTGTCGGACGATGACAAGAGCCTGCTCCGTGATCAACAGGAGATTCGCGCGAGGTTCGAGCAGGCCGCACAGCTCGAAAAGGAGGTGCGCTACCGCGACGCGATCAACAAGCTGAAGGAGCGCAGCGCTCAGATCGATTCGGAGCTCGCGGATTACGGGACCGAACGACAGCGAGATGTCGGGCGCGAGCTCGCGGCGATGTCGATGGGCGACAACGCGCGCGATCTGAATCAGGCCGTCAATCGCGTGAGCGATGAATTTCGGCGCCGCCGGGACGAGTTGACGAAGGGCGCCCGAAAGGACGGCACGCTCGGTTCGCCCGAGTACCTTGCCGAGATCGAGCGAATCAACGCGGCTGAGGCGGAACAGGTCGCTCGCGAGCGCGGTTATCTCGAGCAGCGGCTCGCGTTGCAGGCCGACTGGCGCGTTGGCGTGAAGCGGGCGATGGCGGTCTATCAGGAATCGGCGCAAAACGCGGCGCAGATGGCCGAGGAGGCGCTGACGAGTTCGTTCCGCAATGCCGAGGATGCGCTCGTGTCGTTCGCGACGTCGGGCAAGCTCAATTTCCGCGGACTGATCGACAGCATGATCGCCGACCTCGCGCGGTTTTCGGCGCGCGCGGCGATGTCTCAGGTGTTCGGAGCGATCGGCTCCGCTTTGGGATTCGGCGGTGTCTCCGATGCCGTCGGCGCGCTCGGTGGTGCGGCAAGCGCGGCTGTCGGCTCGAATGCCTATGGCTTTCATCTCGCGACAGGCGGGGCGGTGTGGGGACCGGGCACGTCCACGAGCGACAGTATCCCGGCGCAGCTTTCGAACGGCGAGTTCGTGGTCCGCGCCGCAGTGGTGTCGCAGCCGGGCGTGCGCGCACACCTTGAGCGATTGAACGCAGGGGGGCGATCCGGCTTCGCGCGATTCGCCGCGGGTGGGCTTGTTGGCGGGAGTGCGGGAGGAGGGGATTCGCCGGCGCGCAACGGCGGGATCTCGGTCAGCGCGCCAGTTTCGATCGAGGGCGGATCGTCGAACCCTGCGAGCCTGATCGCGGTTGGGGAGTTCCGAAAGATGCTGGAACAGATGATACGCGAGCTCATACAACGTGAACTCCGGCAGGGCGGAACCTTGTGGAGAGCGCAAAACTGGATTGCATGATGAAAGACACATTTGAATGGCCGTCGACGGTACAAGGGCACGGCGGCGATACGACGCTGCGTGTGCGCAAAGCCCAATTCGGCGACGGCTACACCCAGCGGGCCGCAGACGGCCTGAACAATCGCGAATCGACATTCAATCTGCGGTTTGTCGGTAACGCGGCGAAGGTTGCCGCGATCATCGATTTCCTCGACCGGCATGCGGGCGCGGAGTCGTTCTACTGGACGCCGCCGCTTCGCGCCCGCGGACTCTTCGTCTGCGAAAAGTATTCCGAGCCGATCAAGAATGGCGCCGTCTATACGATGACGGCGCAGTTCGAAGAGACATTCTCTGTGTAGGAGTTCAGATGTCGGTACTTCAAAAAATCATCATGGGCGAGCCGCCCGGCGGAAGCGGCGGCGACAACAACCGCGTCGCACACACCAAGACGAACGAGAATTTCGGTGTGGTCGAACGCTCGACCCCGCTCGATATCGGGTATTTCAACGATAGTATGGACCTGACGCCTGACGATGTCGGAAAACGGTTCGGGCTGTGGATCGCAGATGCGGGAAAGGTGATCGGGCTCCCGCCCGCGTCGTCGGTGCGGCCGAATTCCTGCATTCACCTGTTCAACGTACAGGAGAAGGTATCGATCAAGTTGCAGGCGGGTGATCTGTCTCAGTTGACCGTGCTGAATACCGGCGACTGGGCGAAGTACGTGTCTGACGGTGTGAAGATCTGGCACGTCGCCGAGCGCGGCAAGATGATGTGGGACGAGGTCGTCGGCGGCAAGCTGACCGTGGGTAGCGATCTCTTCGCGGCGGCTCAGAACGACGAAGGGCACCTTGTGCTTGGCAAGATGCCTGGCTATTTCTACGGAAATAGCGAGTCGGTGGGGTGGTGGTCTTTAGACGCCGGAGGATCGTACCAATACCTACTCAGCGACCATACGTTTCGCGTCAACGGCGAAGTAGTCGCTGTGTGCGACAAGGGGAACGCCCTTCGGTTCGACTGGGGGAAGAAGACGGCTGGCCAGCTCGGGGCGACGGTCGACGGCAAATACCTCGGCTATCTCTGGCACAGCGGCAACCTTGCACAACCGATGACGCTTGATACGCCGCAATACGTCGGGACGAAGAAGACGTTCACGCAGGCGCAGGAAATCGCCGTCGGTGCAACAGGGCTTCATACGCAAGCGTCGCTGTACCTGAACGGAATGGGCGGTCTTAGCTACCTCGGATTTTCCGGGCTGAACAATACCGTCGGCGCGCAGTTTCGGATTTCCAGCAACACCTCGGTCGCCGAATTGCAGTGCGTCAACTACAACGCGACATCGTTCGGGGTGTTGACCGCTTCGAATTTCAACCAGGCGTCGGATCGCGCTTTCAAGTCCGACATCAGGACACTCGAAAACGTAATGGCGCGGCTGCGCGGTAAGCGGGGCGTGACGTACTTGCAAAAAAACAGTCCGGAAGCGGGGCGGCAGGCTGGCGTCATCGCAAACGAGTGGTGGGATTTCCCGGAACTGCTCGGCGAGGGGCCCGAGATCGACGAGGACGGCGATTTCATCGTGTGTCAGTACGACGAGAGAGGCAAGGAAATTTTCGGCGAGAGCGGGCCGTCGAAGGGGCGGCCGTCGCTGACCTTCCGTTACACGAACGCTGTCGGCGTGCTGTTGGCCGGCTTGCTCGAGACGGATGCGGCGTTACAGGACGCGCTCAGGCGGATTGCGGAATTGGAGGCGGCGAAGTGAGTGTAACGGCAGACATCCAGCAGCTGGAGCCGGGGCGTCTGATTGAGTTTTTCGAAGTCGACTGTACGGAAATCGGCGCCGACGTGCTGCGCTTTCATCGGCATCTTCAGTCGACGTCGATCGTATGGCAGGGGCGCGAGTACAGGTCGTGGCCGATTCAGGCCACCGGCTTCGAGCAGACATCCGACGCGCAGCAGCCATCGCCGACGCTGCGGGTGGGGGACATCAACGGAACGATTTCGGCGCTGTGCGTTGCGCTTGGCGATCTCGTCGGCGCGAAGGTGTTCCGGCGCCGGACACTCGCGCGCTACCTCGACGCCGTGAACTTTCCGGCCGGCAATCCGACGGCGGACCCGAACGAAGAAATGCCGCCGCAGCAGTGGCGGATCGAGCAGAAGAGCGACGAGCAGCCGGGTTTGCACGTTGAATTCACGCTCTCGTCGCCGCTCGACTTCGGTGGCCAGCAACTGCCGAAGCGGCAGATTATTTCGATCTGCCAATCGCACTACCGCGGTCCTGAGTGCGGCTATGCCGGTACGGCGTGCTTTGACAAGGACGACAACCCCGTGAGCGATCCCGCGCTCGATCGATGCAGCAGGAAGATCAGCGGTTGCGAACGTCGATTCGGCGTGAACAGCCCATTGCCGTTCGGCGGCTTCCTGTGCGACACGATGGCGTGATGCACGAAACAGTTTCGATATGAGGACCCGCCACACGGCGGGTTTTTTTATGGACGAACAGATCAAGAAGGCGATCGAGGCGCACGCGCTCGCAGAGTATCCGCGCGAGTGCTGCGGGTTGGTCGTGAAGACGGCGAGCGGCGAGACGTACGTGCCCTGCCGAAACCTCGCAGCCGCGCCGACGGACCAATTCGCGCTCGCATCCGATGACTACGCCGCCGCGGAAGATGCTGGCGAGATCGTCGCTCTCGTGCATTCGCATCCGGGGGCGTCGGCACAGCCGAGCGAAGCGGATCGCGCGATGTGCGAGCGCAGCGGCATCGCGAAGTGGGTGATCGTGTCGCTCGGCGTGCAGGCCGACGGATCGATCGGCGTCGACGACTGGTGCGAGTTCGCGCCGGCCGGCTATGTCGCGCGGTTGGTCGGTCGCCCATTCGTGCATGGTGTGCACGACTGCTACGCGATCGTGCGCGACTGGTATCTCGCTGAGCGCGGCGTCTCGCTACCCGACTTCGAGCGCGAGGACGAGTGGTGGAACGACGGCGGATCGAACCTCTACCTCAACCACTATCAGGACGCCGGTTTTCTCGACGTCGGCCGCGACGTGACGTTGCAGGTCGGCGACGTGCTGCTGATGCAGATCCGTAGCAAGAACGGCGTGCCGAATCACGCGGGCGTGTATCTCGGTGACGGGCAGTTTCTGCATCACATGCACGGTCGCCTATCGACGCGCGCGGTGTGGGGCGGGATGTGGGCCGACTGCTGCACGACGGTACTGCGCTATGTGGGAGATCGAAAGTGAACGAGACGTTTCGCACGATAAGGTTGTATGGGGTGCTCGGTGGGCGTTTCGGAAGAGTTCATCGTCTCGCCGTTTCATCGACCGCGGAGGCGGTGCGCGCGCTGTCGGTGCTGATTCCGGGCTTCCGCGCGTTCCTGACGTCGGCGCGCGACGGCGGCCTCACGTTCGCCGTGTTCAACGGCCGGCGCAATCTCGGCGAGGACGAGCTCGAGCATCCGGTGGGGCGCGACGAGATTCGCATTGCTCCGGTAATCGTCGGCAGCAAGCGCGGCGGGCTCTTCAACACGATTCTCGGCGCCGCACTCGTCGCTGTCGGCGCGATCGCGACGTTCGGTTTCGCGCAGCCGTGGGGCGCATCGCTGATGGGGCTCGGTGCGTCGATGGCATTGGGCGGCATCGTGCAGATGCTCAGTCCGCAACAGGCCGGGCTCGCGGGGGCGGCCAACAACGGCACGTCGTACTACTTCAACGGACCCGTGAACAGTGCGGCGCAGGGCGAACCGGTGCCGCTCGTTATCGGCGAAATGATCGTCGGCTCGAAGGTGGGCAGCTCGGGAATCTATGCGGAGGATCAGGTTTGAAGAAGCTCCATGCAGAAAGAGGGCTGAAGCGGATCTACGGCGCGAAGGGCGGCGGCGGTGGTGGTGGCAGCAGCGAATCGCCCGACAGTCTGCATTCGATTGCGCGCGCGAAGGTGCTCGATGTGATCTCGGCGGGGCCGATCGTGGGGCTGGTGAATGGCCTGCAGTCGGTCTATCTCGACGGCACACCGATCCAGAACGCGGACGGTTCGCTGAATTTCCAGAACTACACCGTCGACGTGCGGACGGGCACGCAGGATCAGGACTACATCCCGGGCTTTCCGGCCGTCGAGCGTGAGGCCGGCGTCGGCGTGCCGCTGACGTCCGACGCGCCGTGGGTGCGCCAGATCCAGAATACGCAACTGACCGCGGTGCGTGTGCGCTTCGGCGTGCCGGCGCTACAGCGTCAGGACACGTCAAATGGCAACATCACAGGCTATCGCGTCGACTATGCGATCGACTTGTCGGTCGACGGCGGGTCGTATACGCAGGTGCTGGCCGGTGCGTTCGACGGCAAGACGACGTCGCTCTACGAGCGCTCGCATCGGATCGAGCTGCCGCGCGCGAAAAACGGCTGGCTGATCCGTGTGCGCCGTATCACGCCGAACGCGCACACGGCGACGATCGCCGACGCGATCAACATCGAAGCGATCACCGAAATCATCGATCGGAAGCTTCGCTATCCGATGACGGCGCTCGTCGGCATGACGTTCGACGCACGTTCGTTCTCGAGCGTGCCGGTGCGTTCGTATCACGTGCGAGGGATGATCTTCCGTGTTCCGACAAATTACGATCCGGAGACCCGCACGTATTCGGGCACTTGGGATGGCACGTTCAAGGCAGCATGGACGAACAATCCAGCTTGGGTCTACTACGGCCTACTGCTCGACAAGCTCAACGGATTGGGCGACCGTGTCGATGCGTCGATGGTCGACAAGTGGGCGCTGTACGCAATCGCGCGTCACTGTGACGAGCTGGTATCGGACGGGAAGGGCGGCAAGGAGCCGCGCTTTACGTGCAACTGCGTGATTCAGACAAAGGCGGATGCGTTCAAGGTCGTGCAGGATATCGCAAGTGTCTTTCGCGGGATTTCGTATTGGGGGGCCGGCTCCGTCGTCGCGTCGGCCGATATGCCGTCCGATCCGGTCTACCTGTACACGGCCGCGAACGTCGTCGGCGGTTCATTCAAGTACGTCGGCAGCGAGCGCAAGACGCGCTACACGGTCGCGCTCGTCAGCTACAACGATCCGACGAACCAGTACAAGCAGGCTGTCGAAGCCGTGCAGGACGACGACGGGATCGCGCGATACGGCGTCATCAAGACGGAGGTCACGGCGTTCGGCTGCACGTCGCAGGCGCAGGCGCACCGTCTCGGTCGGTGGCTGCTGCTGACGTCGCGGTACGAGACCGGGACGGTCTCGTTTCAGGTCGGGCTCGACGGGACGCTTTGTGCGCCGGGACAGGTGATCGCCGTTGCCGACCCTAAGAAGGCCGGCCGCCGGATCGGCGGCCGTATCCGCGCCGCAGCCGGCGAGACGATCACGCTCGACAAGGCGCCGACTATCGCCGCCGGCGATCGTTTCACGGCGATCTTGCCGTCGGGCATCGCGCAGGCGCGGGTGGTGAAGGCCGTCAACGGTGACACGGTGACGCTTGCCGCGCGCTTCGACGCTGATCCGGTGCCGGGCGCTGTGTGGATGGTCGAGAGCAACGAACTCGCCGCGCAGCAGTATCGCGTGGTGAGTGTGCAGGAGAGCGACGACAACGGCCAGATCGTCTACACGATCAACGCGACACAGTATGAGCCGGGCAAGTATGCGGCGATCGACGACGGCGCGCAGATCCAGCAACGGCCGATCACGATTGTTCCGCCTTCGGTACAGCCACCGCCGTCGAACGTACGCCTGTCGACGTACTCGGTAGTCGATCAGGGCATTTCGAAAACGTCGATGGTGATCGCGTGGGATGCGGCGAACCACGCGACGAGCTACGTCGCCGAATGGCGCAAGGACAACGGCGAGTGGGTGCGGGCGCCGTCGACGGGCGGTTTGCAGGTTGAGGTGCCGGGCATCTATCAGGGCAAATACCTCGCGCGCGTGCGCGCCGAAAACGCGCTCGGCGTGACGTCGATTCCGGCGTATGGCGTCGATACGCAGCTGACCGGGAAAACCACTCCGCCGCCGTCGGTCGTGTCGCTGACCGCGGCGGGCATCGTGTACGGGATCGACCTGAAATGGGCGTTCCCGGGTGACGGCTCCGCCGGCGACACGCAGCGAACGGAGATCTGGTACAGCCGCACGCCGAATCGCGACGACGCGATCAAGTTCTCGGATTTCGCGTTCCCGCAGGCGTCGACGTCGTATCAGGGGCTCGCGGTCGGACAGGTGTTTTATTTCTGGGCGCGCCTGGTCGACACGTCCGGCAACGTCGGGCCGTGGTTCCCGGCGAAGGGGCCGGGCGTGCAGGGGCAGCCGAGCACGGATCAAAGCGACTACGAGAAGTACTTCGCTGGGCAGATCGGGAAATCGGCGCTCGGTACGGACCTTCGCGAACCGATCGACCTGATCACCCCGCCGATGGCCGGCGACGCGACGATTTACGCGGGCGACGAGACGCTCAATGCCGGCGTCTGGTCGTTGCAGTCGGCGATCGCCGAGGGCGACATGGCGGTCGCGAAAAAGGTCGACACGGTCGCGGCGCAGCAGCGATCGAGCTCGAACCTGCTGAGCGCCGCGGTGCAAACGGAAGCGATCGCGCGCGTCGAAGCGGATCGCGCGCAGGCGCAGCAGATCACGACCGTACAGGCGCAAGTGAACGACAACGCGGCGGCGGTGCAAACCGTCGCGAAGTCGTACGCCGACCTGAACGGGCGTGTCGCGGCGTCGTATCAGGTCAAGGTGCAGACGACCGTCGACGGCCACAAATACATGGCGTCGATCGGCGTGGGCATCGACAACGAAAACGGCGTCGTCGAATCGCAGGTGCTCGTGTCGGCGAAGCGGTTCGCCGTGATCGACGAGGACGGCTCCGGTGTGATCGGTGCGCCGTTCGTCGTGCAGGGCGGGCAGGTGTTCTTGCGTCAGGCGCTGATCGGTGCGGGCTGGATCACGAACGCGATGATCGGCAGTTACATCCAGTCCGACAACTACATCGCGGGGCGGCAGGGGTGGCGATGGGACAAGTCCGGTTGGATGGAAATCAACTCCGTGAACGGAAGCGGCATTCGGACGGTTATCGACGGAAACGGAGTGCGGGTGTACGACGGCAACGGCGTGCTTCGCGTGCGAATGGGGATGTGGTGAGCATGGATGCGGGATTATGGATTTGGGACGGAGCGGCGCGCCTCATGCTCGACGGAACGACACGCTGTGGCCGGATCGTTGGAATGCAGCGTATTCAAGAGGGCATGGACGGCAGCGCGGCGGCAGATCTCTCGCGCGGGGAACCGTTCTGGGCATTCATGCCCGATTGGTTGTTCCGGCACATTTCGATGAACGCCCCGGTGCCCAACGTGGAAATCAATGCGGGTGGGGTGCGATGGTGGTTCAGCCGCGACGGTAATAGCAGCAATCGAACGCCGGTGCCGGGCTGGCTTGTCTACGGGGTTTTCTGATGGATGGAAGATTTCAAGCCTTTACAGAAGGGGGGCTGTTTCAGATCGACGGTTCGACGCCGAACTATCAACTCGTTCAGTCGATGGTGGCGATATCGCAACTGATTCGTATTGAGACGGTCAGGAACGACAAGAATATTCCCTACGAAGGGCAATTTTGGGTGTGCTCGTTCACGTTCTCTGCTGAAGTTCCGCTATATGCGTTCTCCACTGATCCGGGAGTGGGGATATCGATTTGGGACTCCTATAGCAACGACGGGCGGACCTACACGGTGCGCCTTATTACCGAAACGCAGGCTACCGTGCGCTTCTTTGTGTTTTCCAACGTCCCGCCGGTGGATCATGGATTCGGGCTGCAGGTGTTCAACGAGCGCAGTCAATTGATTGCAGATGCGTTGACGCCGTTTTACCGTGTGCTCGACGTGGTTCAGGATGTCTACATGAATGGAACGGGCTGGACGGTGGAGGGTGCTCCCAGTCCTCAATGGCAGCAGCGATTGTATGATCGTCCGGTGTTGATTTCGGGAATGTGGCCCGCGCATTTTATTTGGGGGTCGTCGAACAGCAATCAGCGGCTGTGGGACATCCTTGAGATAAGCGCCGTACGGGTGAGCGGCGGCAACGTATCTTGGGGGACGCTGCTATACAACGGCGGCCGACATCCCAATGTCGCAACGTTTCGCGAATGTTGGCACTATCGATTCATGGTGTTGGACGGAACCGGGATCATCTAATACGCCGCCTTTGGGCGGCTTTTTCATTTCTGCGAGGAGTGGATGCGAGCTAGTCCTACGGAAGCCGTGAGCTACGCGGGAAGCATAGCGTCGGTCGCGTCGTCGCTTACGTTGACCGATATCGGCGTGATCGTCGGTATTCTCACGGCGATCGCGACTTTCGGTTTGAATTTTTACTTCGCACGACGTAAGGATCGTCGAGAGCAGATCGAGCTCGCTGCACGCCTGCGTGAACTGGAGCATCACGATGGCTGAGAAGAAGACGCTGATTGGAGTGGTAGGGGCCGCGACAGCGGCCCTTTTGCTTTCTATCATTCCTGCATTTGAAGGTGAGGTGCTTGTCGCGCGGCCAGATCCAATCGGCATCGTCACGGCATGCAACGGCGATACGAAAGACGTGTACGCGGGCCAGCGCTTCACGCGTGATGAATGCCGCGCGCGGCTCGAGCAACGGCTCATCGAGCACGCGGAGCCGGTCCTGACGTGCACGCCCGGCTTGAGGGGGCGCACATATCAGCTCGCGGCGGCGGTGAGCTTCGCCTACAACATCGGGCCGCGCGCCTACTGCGGCAGCACAACGGCGAGGCGGTTCAATGCGGGCGACTGGCGGGGCGCGTGTCGCGCGATCAACGAGTCGGACAACGGTCGGCCGCAGTGGGTGACTGCTGGCGGTCGAGTGCTGCCGGGTCTCGTGAAACGCCGCGCTACTGAACGCGCAATTTGTGAGCGGGGGCTGTGATGCCGAAAGCAGCTCTGTATCTGTTGGCCGCGCTGCTTGGCATGGCGGCTGGCGCGGGCGCCGAGTACCTGATCAGCGCACATCGGCTTGCCGACGAGCAGGCCGCGCGGGCGCTCGACGCGCAGCGGCATGCCGAAGCGTTGGGCACGATCTCGCGCGCCGCGCTTGATGCCGAGCAGCGGGCGATCGCCGCGCACGATGCCGCCGCGTCGGCGGTGGCCGTCGTCGACCAACGAACCACGAAGGAGAGGAACGAGCATGAAGCTGAGAATCGCAGCCTGCGGGTTGCTCTTGCCGCTGGCACTGAGCGGTTGCGCGTCGCCGTCCGACGCTGCACGGCAGCCGGTCGCGACGGCGTGCCCGGCGCTTCCAGTGCCGCCGGCGTGGGCGATGGTGCCGCCGCCTATGCAGACGTCGACGCAGCGGTTGCGGAACGCGTTTTTGCAGTCGCCGGGGACGATCAGCGCGAGATCGACAAACTGACGGCCCTACAGGGCTATGTGTGTGCGGCGCGGCCCGAAACGCCGGGCTGCGACCAGAAGTAACGAGAAACAGGGCGACCGGCGTGCGTGCGGGAACACGCGCGCCGGTCGCCTTTCCACTGATAGCGCCAGTGAATCGGCCAAGGCCCTGCTACCTACCGGTAGGCGGGCCGGATTCTACACCAAGTTTAAAAACGGCTTTCACCATGGCAAATCCCATCATCCCTTGGATCGGCGGCAAGCGTCGACTCGCTGACCACATCATCCCGCGCTTTCCGAAGCACGACTGTTACGTCGAGGTTTTCGCGGGCGGGGCGGCGCTGTACTTCATGCGACCGCCGGCCAAGGTCGAGGTGATCAACGATATCAACGGCGAACTGGTGAACCTGTATCGCGTCGTTCAGCACCATCTCGAAGAGTTCGTGCGTCAGTTCAAATGGGCGCTGACGAGCCGGCAGGTGTTCGAGTGGCTGAAGCATACGGTCCCGGAAACCCTCACCGACATCCAGCGTGCGGCACGCTTCTACTACCTGCAAAAAAGTTGCTTTGGCGGGAAGCTTGAAGGGCAGACGTTCGGAACGGCGACGACTACGGTGCCGGGCCTGAACCTGCTGCGCATCGAAGAAGAGCTATCGGCGGCGCACATTCGTCTCGCGAATGCGTACATCGAGCGGCTCGATTGGGCGACCTGCATCGATCGTTACGATCGGCCGCACACGCTGTTCTACCTTGATCCGCCGTACTTCGAGACTGAAGGGTACGGCGTCGCATTCCCTTTCACGGAGTACGAGAAGATGGCCGAGCGGCTGCGGTCGATCAAGGGGCGCGCGATCGTCAGCCTCAACGACCATCCGGAGATCCGGCGCGTGTTCGCCGGTTTCCATATCGAGAGCGTGCCGATTCAGTACACGATAGGCGGCGGGAAGGGCGTCGAGCGCCGCGAGCTGATCATTTTCAGTTGGGACGATGCGGCGCAGCCAGTCGGGCTGTTCTGATCGATTGGCTGCGCGCGTTGCTCGTCTATGTCTGCGGAAGAGTTTCGTAATTGTTGTGTAATATTTCGTCCGCGGGGCATGGTATATCAATAAGAACCTGGGATCAAAATGAAGAAAACGATCATTGCGATAGTGGTGGCGGCGACGCTGGTAGCATGTGGGGGCGGAAACGACGGGCCGACAGCGTCCAGTCCAGCGATCAAGTTGACGTATTCAGGGGCACCGATCGTCGCGGCGCGTTCCGCTCGTGTGATGGCTGCAGCTGCGTCGACGACGGGCGGTGGAGCCGTGTCGAGCACGCAAGCAACTATCGATGCGCTACAGAACGCGTTTAAGGCGCGCGGTGCCGATATCGGCGTGTATCCCGGCGTCGTCGACGGAACTGCGTTGCATCAACTGGTGATGGCGGAAAGCGGCGGCGTTGGCCCTACGCACGACGAGGTATTCAACGCGAATATCAACGTCAGCGAATGGGTGTTGATGAATTTCGAGTTCGACGACATGACGGGCTACATCGACACACCCGAGAAGCAGGCGGCGGTCGATCAGTTCAAGCAAGATCTCGCCGTGTACGGTGCGCGAGAATACATGAAAGGTCGCGTTGTGCATGCCGTCTTGCCCATCGTGTCATGCCAGCCGGAGCGGGTCGAGCGGTTCATCGACGCGGCGGGTTTTGCTCATGAGCGCCGATATCCGACCGCGTCACGGGCACTGTACGGGGCGATCAATTCTGCATCTCGTAGTGGAGCGGTATCGTTCTTGACGGTCGGCGGAGTCTATCAGTCGAATCCCGGGCACATGGGCGATGACTGTTCCACTCCGGACCAGTCTGCGCAAGACGAGCAGATTAGCCGCATCGTCGATCCGCTCGTGATCAATTACCATACGGCGCTCGATACTATCGACAAGTGCAAACACAATCCCGAGGCAATTCCTGAGTATGAGCGAGCGGGGCAGTGCTGGGGGATCGAGCCGGAAAAGAAATAGTTCGTTCAGTTGCCCCGGTCGCTCGACCGGGGCTTTGCATCCAAAATCGGGTGCATTGTTTTGATCCAATTCCGGTGTTCGCGGAATTACGAATTTGGATTCCTGTTATGTCTGACAGGGTGGTTCCGGCAATTTCCCCCGTGCTACATTCCATCGAAAATTTCCTTGTGGAGAGTTCGACATGGGGTTTGCGTTTATTTGCGAGGGGGACACGACCACGCATGGGGGGCGTGTGGTCGGCTGTAACGTCGCTAACACGGTTCATGGAAGGGCAATCGCATTGCTTGGCGACATGGTGACGTGTCCGCGGTGTGGTGGGATTTACCCGATCGTCAGCGTAAAGCGCGAGTTGAACATGACGTTTGGTGATAGGCCGATTGCTACAGACGGAGACAAGACCGCGTGTGGGGCAACGCTTATCGCGTCGCAAGGCTTCGCCACGGTTGCCCCTACATCAGGGACCGCTGGCGGCAATTCGATCGGCGGTGGGAAGAGCGTCGTCCCGCAGTCGATGTCACGAGGGCCGGACAATCTATACCGTGGGCGCTTCCAGGTATTTGACGAGACGACTGGAGAACCGATCGCGAACCATCCCTACGTTTTGCAAACAGCGGACGGCCGGACAATATCCGGCCAGACCGACGCCGACGGCTACACGCAGTGGCACGAGGCAAACACGGCTGGATCGTTGCAATTTTCAGCCGAGTCGACTCAGGGGCCGGGCGAAGGCGGTGTTTTATGAGTGGTCGTGCCTACGGAGCCAACTCCGGTCAAGGTGGCATGTCGCCGAAGGGCGAAACGACGCCCGTGCGTCTTCGGCCCGCTACACCCGACCCGGTCGATAAAAAGGTCATCTGCAAGGCCGTTTGTGTATGCAGTCGAGAGCCAGACACTGGTGCATCGGGCCAAAGCCTCAAGCAGCAGTGCGTTTCGCGCAACCTGCGCGACGTGGATCGGTCGATGGGGTGGAAGAGCCCGTACAAGTCGGAAGTCAACTACGACATGACGCAGATCCCTCCGTCGCCGATCATGCGCTCCGCGTCTCCCTTGGAGCCGCACCCTTACTTGCCAGGCTGGATTCAAAAATACTGGCCTGGCGGGAAAGATGCGTATCCCGCTCGCGCCGGTGCTGTTCGGCGCCCCGACGTGGTGATTGTCAAGGACGGATCTCTGCCGCCAACTCAGGACAACATCAAGAGCGTGGTGGAGATTAAATTCCCGCCTCAAGAAAGGGATCGCGAGCAAGAGGACGACTACGCACGCATTGCCGGTTCGCCCGAAAAGGTTGCGACTATGGGCCCCGGCGACTGTGACTGCTCCGACGATGACGCCAATGAAAGTCCGCTCCGAGCGGTTTCTGAGGCGCTCTCCGAACTCGGGCGTTCCCTGCGTCAACTACTTAACCGCAGTCCTGCTTCCCCGCCTAGCATGGGTGGTTTGCCGTTGCCGCCGCCCCCCATAGTCGTTCCATAATTGAGCCTTCCTAGCATCGACGCGAATATGGATCAGAATTTTCTCGAATGGGCAAAGGCCAATCAGGGCAAAGCGCTGGTGCCCAATGGTCTTTTGGAACCTCGCTACGCAACCGGTGGAATCGGAGCGGCCGTCGTCGTGCGCGCGTCGCTCTATTTTGAGCGTGCATTCGATCCCGCCGTCCGCGCGGCGGTTGCCGACTGTTTCGACGACTACTGTGCTGTACCCGAATGCAAATTGACGTTCCTATGGAGTAACGGGAAGGCGGCGCAGCCGTTCGCGCGAGCCAAGCCTCTGCGTGCAGCAGCCAGTAAGCTCGGTCCTGAGGACCGTTTCGACTTCTGCTACGTTGGCGGGGAGCAAGCCTCGGACGCAAGTTTTTGGAGATTCGAGGTCGTGGGTCAGCGCCAGTGGCAAGAGAAGATGGGCAATCGCGGTCTCAACTCCCTTGCGTTCTCATGGCCGGTTGTGGCTGTCCAAGAGAACCCCGATGCCTTCGCAAAACTGTTCTTTGATGCTGCGCGCCGCTTAGATGCCGTTCAAGGTCAGGCGGGCTTCGCCGTCAACCTTTCCCCGACCGCTCCTCACGAGAATGAGGCGACCGAATACTGGATCGCGCAAATTATGCCGGGGCTCGATGTCGGCGACCCCGGATCGACTTCAGCCCGCGATCTGAAGGGCAAAATTAAATCCGTCAATTGGCTGACAGCCATCGGCAAGCCCATGTTGGACACCGTCGGCGGTGTTCGCGCGCTGACGTCGGAACTCCCTCCGAATTGGTTTGCCATTGGTGATTACGGTGCCGGCGTTATCGTCCGTGCGGGCGTATTGCCTGAGTCGGGTCTCTCCGAGCGCGAGGAGCAACCCCCGTTCTTGCCACCGACCTACGTCGTCCTCGATAAGGCACTGCGGCGCGTGCGAGCGGAAAGCATGGACATTCTTCAGCGCGGCACGGTCAACGCCGGCGCGCCGGTCTACAACACGCGCGAATCAACGGCAGCGTGGCTGCGCCGCTTCGAGGTGGGCGACGACGAATTGCTCAGTGCGAAGGCTGCGATTCTCAAAACGCCGCGTTTGCCCAAAGGCTCGATTCCGAGTAGTAGTGGCGATCCAGTCTGATGCATCGGCAGTTCGCCGCGCCGCTCCCGTTTTGGGCGGGCAGTAGGTGGCCGGCGAGAGTGGCGTTCGCCACAGTCGAGCAGGTATTCGCATCTCATCGGGAAAGTTCTGGTCGTTCATCTTTTGTCCCTGCTACGTGATGCGATAGAACGCCTCTTCGCCGCGCTCGACTTCAAGGATGCGCTTTAACTGGTCGAGCGCGAATAGCTCCATCCCACGTTTCTCTGCCTCAGCTCGAGCTGCGTCGACGAGCTTTTGCGATTTTCCAACAATGTTGTTTCGCAAATATGCGATCTCGAGAGCCATGCGTTGCTCGAGCGTATGCCGGCCGACCTTCTTGCCTTCCTCGAGACGCCATTTTTCGCGCAGTTCAGCCCACGTTACCCGCTGAAATTGCGGGACTGATTTCGGCGATGCGCCGGGCGGCGCGTCGTCTGGCGACTCCCAGCGCTTAGACTTGAGCTCTTCGCGGGCACGCCACTCGTCCGAAAAGGGCGCGACCGGTTCTCGCATACGGGCGAATGGGGCGGCACGATCGATTTCCTTCTCGACAATGTAGCCAAGCCTCCGTAGCGGCGCCCCATACTCGAGCAACGACGGATCAATTGCGCGTGCCCGCCGCGACGCATCTGCGATGCAACTGCGGAGCTCCCACAACGTGAGGCGTTGGTGTTGAACTTCGAGAATCAGCCGTTGGACGTCTGCATACGTGCAGCGCGTCCACCACTCGGTCATCTCGGGTAGTTTGGGAGGGTTGAACGGTGGCAGGATCATTTCGTAATACGAGAAAACCTGTAATTTTATACAGTATATCTTGGACTATGATGAAGTGATCCATCCCCTGAAAAGAGGTGCCGTCGTGTGCACCAACTATCGCGCCCCTGACGAAGATCCGGGTATCAGCGAGCTCCGGCTTGGTCTGATCGACCTATGGAAGAGAACGCCTTGGGAGCCCGAGATTTACCCGGACTATCTTGCGCCCACGGTGGCGATGATCGATGGGCGCGTCGAGGCGTTCCTCGCGGGGTTCGGCTATTGGCCGCGTGCGCTGCAGAAAGCGAACATAGAAAAAGCGAAGGCCGAGGGCAAAGCGCCGCCGATTATGCGTAGCACAATGAACGTGCGCGACGACAACCTCGGGCAATCGCCGCTATACGGGCCGGCGTGGCGCGCGGGTCGCCGCTGCCTGATTCCGGCGCGATGGATTTACGAACCATGCTACGAGACCGGCCGAAACGTCTGGCATCGAATCGGCCTGACTGATTGGCGGCCGTATTGTGTTGCAGGGATCTGGCGCACGCTGAAGAGTGAGGATGGAAGAGAGACGCACACGATGGCGATGATCACCGTCAACGCCGAGGGCGATCCCATCATGTCGCGCATGCATAAGCCCGGCGACGAAAAGCGATCGGTCGTCATACTTCGGCCGGACGATTGGGAAGAGTGGCTCACGACGTCGAATGCTGAAGCCGCTCGCGCGATGTTGCAGCTCTATCCCGCGGGCGACATGGTTGCAGTGCCAGCACCGTGA